TCACGGAACCGCGCGCAGGTGCCGACCGTCCTCCGGCTCCGCCGGCTTCGCGGCCTGCGTGACAGCGAGCGCGTCGAGGGCGGCACGCGCCGCCGAGTCCGTCGCGTGCCCGTAGATGTTGGCGGTAATGCTCGTGTCCGAGTGGCCGAGGATCGACGAGACGAGCTTCAGGTGCGCCCCGCCTTCGAGCAGCGCGGTGGCCGCGCTGTGCCGGAGCGTGTGCACCCCGGTTTCCTTCGGGAGCCCCAACCTCTGCGCGGCGGTCTGCACCGTGCGGAGGACGTTCCGAGGATCGAGCGGCCGGCCGAACTCAGTCGTGAAGACCAAGCCCTCGACGTCCTCCCACAGCTGCATCGCGGCGGCGCGGTGCTGCTGCTGACGCTTCCGCCACGTCCGCAGCTCCTCCACAAGGTCGGCCCCGATCGGCAGCGGCCGGTGCGCCGAGCTGCTCTTCGCCTCGGGCTCCCGGCGCAACTTCTTCCCGCTCCCGGACATGGTCCCGGCGACGGTGACGGTGCCGTTCACGAGGTCGACATCCTTCCACCGCAGCGCCAACACCTCGCCGCGGCGTGCACCGGTCCGTGCGTAGAGGCGGATGGGTAGCGCGTGGCTGCTTCCGGCGGTCGCGGCGAGCAATGCAGCAACCTGCGCCGGGTCGAGGTGAACGGCCTCGCGCTTCGGCACATGCGGGCGCTTGACCGTCTCGCAGACGTTCCGCGCGACCAACTTGTCCCGGACCGCGCCGTCGAGGACGGCGCGCAGCACCGCGTAGTCCGTGCGCTGGCTGCTCGGCGCGGTACCGCCCGCGCGCTCCGCCAGAATCCATTCCTCGACGTGCACGGCCGTGAGCCGGTTCAGCGGGATCGCAGCGAGGTGCCCGGTCTCGATGTGCAGACGGCTGCGCGCGTCGTACAGCTCCTTCGTGGCCCGCTTCCGCGGGCTCGCCTGCAGCGTCACCTCACACCAGCGGCGCGCGACCTCGGCCACTGTGCTGCGGGAGTCGACGACGGCGACGCCCTCACGGATGCGGCTGATCTTCTCCTCCAACGCGGCCTTAGCCAGAGCCTTGGTCTTGCCGTAGGCGCTCGGCCGGTGCACCTCGCCGCGATCATCAACGATCCGGATCCGGCCCTCCCACCGGCCGTCGGAGCGCTTCCGGTAGCTGGCTTCCCCGTTGCTGCGCCGCGTGCGCTTCTGCTCGGTCATCGTTTGGCCTCCGCGCGATCTTCTTCCAGTACCTCGGCGGGTACCTCTTCATCCGTGGGGACGTCGCGGGAGACCTGCACGGCGGCGCCGTGCTCAACCGCTGACTCGGCGAATGCCACCCACGGTGGGCGCGCCACCGCGCGGTACCGGCGCCGTTCCGCCTCGTCGTCGGCGTCAAGCCAACTGCTCCCGAGCGAGCGCTCGGCCGCTATCCAATCCCAGACGTCCCGCGCGTCGCGCGGGCCGCTCACCGTCGGCACGACGTCCTCCGGCGTGACCGCCCGGGGCATCAGCAATGTGGACGGGCTGACGGTAAGCGCCGCCGCGAGCACGAGAAGCTCGTCGACGTCGACGGTTCGCTTGCGGTTCTCCACCTCTGACACCCAGCTGCGGTGAACGTTTAATCCGAAGGCGGACAGTCGGTCTCGCAGTTCGGTGCCGCTCATGTCCAGCTCATTGCGACGGCGGCGGACGTTGTAGGCAACGGCGACGGATCCGGGTCCGTGGGCTGTAACTGGTCTAGTCATAACCGGCAGCATACTGCACATCGCCGCAATGCGCTGCACCTCGCTGTGTGCGGATGCATTGCGCATCCGCATTACGTCCGGTAGCGTATGCGTCATGCATACGACACCTGCCCCGCGCAACACGAACTCGCCCCCGGTGCTCGCGCTCGCCGACCGGCTCTTCGCCTTCGACGAGGTGGCCGGCGCGATCCATCAGAGCATCCGAACCGTCTACACGCTGACCGACGCCGACCAGACCGAGGATCCGATCCCCACTGTCCGGATCGGCCGCAAGCGCCTCGTGCGAGAGAGCGACCTCGCGGCGTGGCTCGACCGTCGGTACACCAGCAAGCCCACTGCCGCCTGACCCGCGGCCTCCGAGAGGAACCACACCATGGGAACCACCCGCACCTGCGTCCGCTGCTCTCGGTCGCGCTCCATCTATGGGCGCGGCCTGTGCCGCCCCTGTTACTCCACCTGCTACGCGGCAGGAACGCTCCACGCCTACCGGCGCCCCCACGCCGCGCCGATGATCGGTAACCCCGCCGAGGCTGACTGGGTCGTCCTCGACCACGTGCGGTGGGGCCACCGGATCACCGAGAGGATCACTCACCCGGACGACGTGGCCGGGGTGCTGGAGCTCCACCGCGACGGCCTGATCGACATGGCCCGGGTCGAGGAGGTGCTCCGCGCGAACGGCAGCCGTCTCATGCGCCGGTACCTTGCGCAGCTCGACTCGCGCACCGAGGCGGTGGCGGCGTGACCGTCACCGTCTACACCCTCCCCGCGTGCGCGCAGTGCCAGATGACCAAGAAGCAGCTCGTGGCGCATCAGATCCCGTACCGCGAGGTGCGCCTCGACGTCGCCGGCCACGCTCGGGAACGGCTCCGGGAGCTCGGCTACGCGACCGCTCCCGTGGTCGAGACGCCGACCGGCGAGTTGTGGGGCGGGTTCCGAATCGAGCGGATCCGCGCCTACGCCGAGACCCTGAGCGACCCCGCCGCGTAACCCGATCCCCGGTCCGCGGCGGTGATCGCCCCCGCCGCGGGCCGGCACCAACCCCCGTCACGACGAGCCGAAGGTCACGACACGATGCAGAACCTCACTACACACCTCCGCCGCGCGGTGGCGAAGCGCCTGCGGTACCTCGCCGACCGCCTCGACGACGCGGGCGCCCCGAAGACGACAGGGATGACGTTCACCTTCGAGCCGGGCATCGGGACCGTGGTGCACGGCGTCGACTTCCACGACCCGAACCGCGGGCGTGGCTGCAGGCTCGCGTACCTCGGCGACGACGAGTACGAGAAGGCGCACACCGAGGCGGTGAACCGATGATCGTGATGCAGAAGTTTGTCGTCCCCGGCGAGCCCGTAAGCAAGGCGCGCCACCGCGTCGGCCGGCGCAACGGTCGGATCGTGACGTACTCCGACCCGAAGATGGTCGCTGCCGAGAAGGCGGTCGCCGCCGCGTACCGCAAGGCCGCGGTGCCGGGTCCGCCGCTCGACGTGCCGGTGATGCTGCTCGCGCGGTTCTACTGCGAGACGCGCCGCCGGAAGGATCTCGACAACTTGCTCAAGCTCGTGAGCGACGCACTGAACGGCGTCGCGTACGTCGACGACGCGCAGGTCGAGAAGATCGCCGCCGAGGTGCACCGCGGCGACCCGAACCCCCGCAGCGAGGTCTGGGTGATCCCCCTCGCCGATCCCGAACCCAACGCCGAGGAGGCCGCAGCAGCATGACCGTCACCAACCTTCACCCCGCCTGCCTCCGGTGCAGGCAGCACCAGCCGCGCAAGGGGCACGGCCTCTGCAGGCCGTGCTACGACACGGCTCGACAGCGCGGATGGCTGCCCGCACCGCCGGTCGAGTTGAGCGACGAGGAACGGGAGGCCCGGATCGACGTCGGCTGGCGTGCCCTGCTGATCGCGATCAGCGAGGATCCCGGCGAGCGCACCGGCGGCGACCGCCGAAACCTCGTGGCGGTGCGCGCGTGACCGAGGACCAGTTCAACATCGACCGCCCGCAGCAGAAGCTGTTGGCCTCGCGGCTCCGCACCGTTGCCGACTGGCTCGCCGAGTCGCTGGAGGAGACGATCACCAGGCAGACCGCGGCGGCTCCCCGCAGCGACGGTGGCGGTCATCGCCGCAAGGCAACGGAGGAGACCCCGCTGCCGTATGCCGCGCACGCCGCCGAGGTCCGCGACGACCTGCGGCTCGCACTGCGGGTGTGGGCGGCGGAGATCCGCCCCCGCCGAGGGGAGCCTCCGGTTCCGTCACGTGACGTCGCGGGTGTCGCCCGGTGGCTCGGCGAGCCTGCGCAGATCATCGCCTTGGCGATGCTCGCCGACGCCGAGGAGGCGTACGACGAGCTCGTCGACGCGGTGGACCGCGCGGTGAAGGCGGTGGACCGGCCCCGGTTCCGGTCGTTCTTCGGCAGCTGCGGGGTCTGCGCCACCGAGCTGTGGGCGTTCGCCGACGAGGACGAGGTGGCGTGCTCGGTCTGCTCGGCGGTGATCCGCCGCGAGGACAGGGACGGGCGCCTCGACACGATCCTCGCGGATCAGCTGCTCACCGCGGCCGAGCTCGCCGTGATCGCTGAGGCCCGCCTCGGGGTCACGTGCTCGGCGAAGCGGGTGCGGAACCTGGGCAGGCGCATCCCGTTCCGCTCGGTGGATGCCCGCGGGCGACCGCTCTGGAATGCCGGCGAGATGCTCGCGGCGCTCGCCGGGTAGCCATTCGTCCCACACCGTGGGATCGAATCGGACATACCGCCCAGCAAACTTAGAATCACCTTAAACATTCGCGTTAGACCTGGCTAGACGTGGTTCGCCCACGATAGTGTGGAATCACAGCAAACAAGCAGTACCCGTTCAACGAGAGGAACCACCATGACCACCACCTTCAAGCCCATCCCCGTCACCCAGGAGAACCTGGACCGACTCCGCGAGGCGGTCTACGCCGCTGAGGGGCGCGCGACGGCGTTCTGCGTCGCACCCGAGGATCTCGCCGACATCGCGGAGCGTGCCGAGAAGCGGCTCGCTCCGCTGCCGAAGGCGCTCTGGACCGGCACCGTCGTCACGTACCTCCCCGCCGGCCCCTGGGCTAAGTCCTACAACGGCGGGCGGTCGGTGAAGGCCACCGAGGTCACCCTGATCCGTCGGTCGCGTGACTGGGCGCTCGTCGGTGTGGAGCGGACGGTGCAGCACAACGGTCGGGCGTCGCAGCTCAACGTCACCCTCCCGCCCACCGTCACGCAGGACGTCCTCGTCGAGTATCTGCTCAAGGATGCGCGCCTGACCCTCGCCCCCGCCGAGACCGCTGCCGCCTGATCCGGCCGGCACGGTGGCTGGTCTCCCCGGAGGCCACCCGCCGCGTCGGCCGGATCAACCCGGCCCACATGAGAGGAACCACCGTGACCACCCACGCCAACCGCTTCCGTGACCCCCGCCAGGTGATCATCGACACCGGCTCGGTCCGCGCCCAGCTCGCCGTCGAGGCCGTCTCGGTCCCAGGCGCGTACCCGATCCCCGAGGCCGCGCAGGTGCTGGTCACCGCGTACGCGGACGACCTCGACCGTGCCGACCAGCTCGGCCTGAACCGCCCGACCGCCGACGCGTTCCACGACTTCGCCTACGGATACGGCCATGGCCACATGGGGCTCACCGCCGCGGCCAGTGAGACCCCGACGATCTCCGGGTGGCTGCTGCTCTTCACCCTGCAGAAGAAGTGGCCGCTGGTCCGCGCCGAGCTCGACCGTCTCGCTGAGCGGGCCGCGCGCCCCTGTCTCCCCGTCCCCGTCCCCCAGACCCACTGAGAGAAAAGAGAACCCATGTCCGTCAAGAACAAGCACTTCCGCGCCCACGCCCGTCGCTGCGCCGCCGCCGCGATCGAGCTGCTTGATGACCGCAACTGCTGCCAGCGCTGCCAGCTGACCGCCGCCGAGGCCGTGGTCGTCGCCCACGAGGCCAAGGTGCGCTACCTCACTGCCGCGGGCCTGCAGCGCGAGGTCGACCAGCTCCGCGCCGACCCTGTCCTGCGCTTCGCGCTGCGGGAGCTCTCCGCCGCCGAGTGCGACGGCGACAGCTACCTGTTCACCGCCGGCTACCTCCGTGAGGCGGTCTCCCTGCGGTGGGACGAGGTCACGCTGCGCGCCGGTGAGCTGGCCCGCGCCGAGGCTCCGGTGGTGGCCGCATGACCGCGCCGAGCTACGGCCTGATCGAGGTCGGTAACGCTGCCGCTAGGGCGCTCCGCGCCGAGGTCGTCGACTTCACCGTCACCGACGCGGTGGTCGCCCGCACCCTGGCCCGGATGCGGTACCGCTCGCAGGTGCAGGGGCAGAGCGCGGTCGATGCCGAGACCGCTGAGCGCCGCGACCCTGTCACCGCGATGGCAGTCTCGGCGATCGACGGCGACCGCTACGTCAAGCTGCGCGAACTGGTCGAGGAGCTGTGGCCGCAGATCGAGGACCGCGCGGCGTCCGACAGCTACATGAGTCGCGATCAGCTCGCGCGCATGCTCACCGTCGCCGAGGTCGCCGAGGCCTGGCAGGTCTCCGAGCAGGTCGTGCGCGACCTGATCGCGTCGGGTGAGCTGTCGGCGACCCGGATCGGCCGGCCGTAGCGGATCACGGTCACGGACGCGGAGGCGTACATCGCCCGCAACCGCAGCGGAGGTGACGTCGAGTGAAGCCGATCGACTTGGCGCGCGAGGTGGCGAGCTTCGCCCCGGGTGCTACCGCTGCGGTCGGCTACCGCGGCGCGGTGGTCCGGCTCGAGGATCGTTCCGCGCACGTGCTGCGCTTCGGTCACGCGGGCTGGTGCTGGAACGGATACCTCCGCGGTCGCCCCGACCCGGACCACCAGAACCGGCTCGCCAACGACCACGCGGTGACCGTGAGCGACGTGCGCGAGTGGATCAGCGGCGGCGACGAGGCACCCGTCGCCGCTACGTGGGAGGAGGTGGCAGCCGCGTGAGCACGCAGCACCTCGCGATGCGGATCGTCGCGCAGGTACCGGACACCCGCGCCGCTGCTGACGGTCACGGTGGCGCGGTGGTCCGCCGGGGTGAGCGCTCCGCTGTGATCGCGCCGCACGGCGGGCTCTACAGGTGGAGCGGCTTCTGCTCCGGCTACGCGTCCCTCGACCGCCGCAACCGTGTCGGCACCGCCGCCGAGGTGGTCGCCGACGTCGCCGACTGGATCACGCGCGAGATGGGCACCGACCGCTGCGAGATTCCGGTGCAGCGCAGCGCCTGACCACACGACGACGAATAGCCCCCGTTCCTGAACTGGAACGGGGGCTATTCACATGGGGAGGTTCGGGCTACATCACGTCTTCGAGTTCGTCGGGAGGGTCGGGCACCGGCACACCGGGAGCGTGCCGGCGCAGCATCCCGGTCAGCATGCGGATGTGATCCACTGCCGCCCACAGCTTGCGCGTCGCGGCGGTGAGCTGCTCCTCCAGTGCGTCGATGCGGGTCTGCAGGGCCGGAACGTCGCGGTCGTAGTCCTTGCGCAGCGACTCCAGCCCTGCTCGGAGCCGCCCGAGTTCGTCCAGGTCGACCTGCTCTCGCTTCCGCTTCTGCCACCATCGGCCGGCCACGCCGAGCACACCCGGAATCCGCGCCGCCGCCTTAGACCCGAGGGCCGGCGGGCCGAAAAGGAGAACGATGATCAACCACACCAGCCAGTGCACCCCAGCGGGTGCCTCCCAGCTCACGCGTCACCCTGCCGCGCGTAGCCGAGCGCGAGGCCGGCCTGCGCAGCGGCGAATACCGTGACGATCGCCGGTCCGCGAACACCGTCGAGCCACGGGTGGCCGACGACTTCCGCCCACTGGCCGACCGCGAGCGCGGCGTAGGTGCACGCGCCGAGCCACAGACCAGCGATGCACACCAAGCGCCACCGGCCGAGGAACCCGACGAGCGCGACGACACCGGCGAGCAGGCACAGCGCGCCCCACATCTGGATCGGAGCGGCCTGCTCGATGATGTTCAGCTGCGGCGCTGTGTCACCGCCGGGGAGCGCGTAGTCCGCGCCGCGGATGATCGGCTCGACCGGCACGAGACCGACGACTACATTCCGCGACGTGGGCGGCAGCAGTGGCACCCATCGGCCGCGCCGCGGCAGCCACCGCAAGGTCAGCTCCGCCCGAGGAACGCGCGCTCGGCCTCGCTGACCACGTCGGCGACCTTGGCCGCAGCGTCAGGAGCGCCGGTGATGACGTAGGTCGCGGCCTGCGTGACCTGCTCCGTGACCGCGTTCGCGGCCTCGGTCGCCTTGTCCTGCACGAGCCGGTCCAGGCTTCCCTCGCCCGGCTGCACCGCCGCTGTCACCGCGGGGATCACCGCTCCGAGGACGTCGGTGTTGCCGCGCGGCGTCACACCGTTACGAGTCGCCCGAGACGCGACGACCGAGGCGACGAGCACCAGGACGCCGAGGACGATCTGCACCGGTCGCGGCAAAGCGAGCTCCGTCGTCAGCGCCCAGGTGCCGAGCGTCACGAGTCCACCCGCTGCGGTGGTCACCGTGTTTGCGTACCGCCGCCACCAGGGCTGCGCGGCGAGCACGTCGATAACGGCGTTCGTCGCGGCTTCGGTCACTGCCTTCTGTGTCGTGGCGTTCATGCCGCCATCTCCTCTTCGTCGTCGGCGACGTTCGCCGTCGCCCGGTTGATCCGCTGCTCGATCAGCGGCAGATAGTCGGTCTCGCGCTCGGAGGTGATGACCGAGAAGCCTTCGAGCAGCGCGGCTTCCGCGGTGGTGCCGCTACCGGCGAACGGGTCGAGCACCGTGCCGCCCGGCGGCGTCACGAGGCGCACGAGGAACCTCATCAGCTCCAGCGGCTTCACGGTCTGGTGTGCGATACCGTCGGCGGTCGGCCGCTCACGCGGCGGAGCCTTCGGGGCGTACCGGAACGTCGGGAAGAACCGCGCGGCGCCGGTGAACTGGTCCTCGACCTCGGCGGAGGCCTCGTCGTCGAGGATCACGTTCGGCGGCCAGCGGCGTTCCTCGCCGATGCGACACGCTCCGATGTGCAGGGCGCCGGTGCCGTGCGCGAGCACGTTCTGCTTCGCGCTCCCGGTGAGCGGCTTCCGCCCCACCACGATCGGCTCGAAGGCCGGCTTCATGCCGGTCCCGAACGCGCCACCGCCGCCGAGAGCGCCACCGCTCGCGAGCGAGCCGAGGAACCTGCCGCCGTCCGCTTCGGTGCGGGTGCCCCAGTCGTCGGGTCGCTCGGTCGAGCAGAGGCGATGCACGAGCTCGTCCACGTCGTCGCCGAGGTGCGGCGCGAGCGCGCTCTTGAGTTCCTCCCACTGCCGCAGCGACGGGCACGCGGGCTGACTCGCCTTCGTGGTCCAGTGCCCTGCCATCCCGTGGGTTCCGAACAGCCCGTCGATCTGGCGGTTGCTCCACCCAGCGGCGTCACGAGCTTGTCTCAGGTAGGCGGTCACGGCGTATAGGTCCGGGCTCGGCCCCGTGTCGTCGAACCGCTCGCCCGCGAGGTGCCGTTCCATCGCGCCGGTCAGGTCGACCGACTTGGGCATCCCGTTGCCGCGCAGCCACGCGATCGAGTCGCGCAGCTCGAAACCGGCGTCCTCGACGGCGACCGCTAGCCGGTGCCACGTTCGCGACGCTCCGAACGCGAGCAGGTGACCTCCGGGCTTGAGCACCCGCAGACACTCCGCCCACAGCTCCAGGTCGAACGCGATACCGGTACTGTCCCAGGACTTCCCGCCGAAGCCGAGCTCGTAGGGCGGATCGGTCACGACGCTGTCGACGGACGCGTCGGGCAGCTGCGCGAGCACATCGCGGCAGTCGCCGTGCCACAGCTGGACGGCGTCGGTGCTGAGATGCGGTGCCGTCACTGGATACCCCGCTGCGATGCGATGGCACGGACCAGCCGCCCTTGCTCTGCGGTCTCGGCGCCGATGATGCGGATGGCGTCGCGCAGCGTCAGCGGCAGGCCGTTCTCGTCGAGGCCGAGCGGCTTCCACGACGGGTCACCAGGGCCGAGCTGCGCGAGGATCTCGTTCAACGCCTGCTCGGTCGTCAGCTTCGGCGCGGAGGGCACGGGGGCCGGCGCGGCGTCGTCGAGGCGCGCGTCGAGGTACCAGAAGTCGTGGAACAGCGGATCGTTCCAGGCGCGGGCACCGTCGTACAGGAACACGCCGTCGCCCTGCGATTCCCAGTCGACGCCTCGGTCGGACATCTTCACCGGCCCGCCGGGGATGTCCATCGTCATGAGCGTGCAGGCGGTGTGCGAGTACACCCCGCCGCCGCCGTGCTGGAGCCCGACGAGCATGACCGGCTTGAACGGCAGCGCCGCGACGCCGCCGGCCGGGAGGCGCTTGAAGCCGAGGTCGTAGACGATCTTGTGGTCGAGGCGGAAACTCTCGGTGCTGCCGTAGCGGTTGCCCGGCCAGTCGGTGCGCCCGCCGTACCAGGCGGCGGTCTGCAGCACGAGTCCGGAGCAGTCCGTCGAGCGCTTCGGGTCGAGTGTGAAGGCACCGCCGTAGGCGTAGGGCAGGCCTGCGCGAGCACGGGCGAGGTCGTGGACCTCCTGCGCGCGCTGTCGGGTCACGGTGAACGTCACGGGGTACCTCCTGTGGTGGGGCGGGCGATAGCCCGCAGCAGTCGTCCGGTCTCGGCCTTCTCGCGGCCGATGACGCCGATCGCGTCGCGCAGCGTGAGAGGGTCGCCGTTGTCGTTGCGGCCGAGCGGCTTCCACGACGGGTGGCCGGGGCCGAGCTGCGCGAGAATCTCGTCGGGTTGCAGGTATGCGGTCGAGGCCGTGGGGGTCGGGAGCAGTGCCACGCCGAGCGCCTTGCACTGCGCGAGACGCGCACGGCGGTCGTCGATTCCGTTGGTGCCGCCGTTGATCGCGCGAGTGACGCCGACGAGGTCGTCGCGGTCACACAGCGAGTTCAACTGCGGCCGTGCGACGGTCCAGTACCAGGACGCGGCGAGGAACCCGAGGCGCGGATCCTCACGCACGAGCTGCGGCTGATGCACCAGCAGGTCGGGTGTCTCGATGTGGTTGTGCTCCCACGCCCACTGAGAGAACCGGGTGAAGTTCGCGCGGCCGGTCAGCTGGATCGGCCCGGAGCCCTTGAACTTCCGGCCGTCGCCCGGCTGCGTGTTGCCGAGGTCGCCGCGCCACTCGTAGGCGTCGCCGCTCGCGATCTCCTCCATGTACCGGAGGCCGGCCGACTCGTGCCCGATCTGCGCGCACCAGTGAGCAGCGCGCAGCGGGGAGTTGATGTCGGCCGCGATCATCGCGGCGTTCATCCCGTCGACGAAGCGGGCGTACTCGGCCGCGCCTCCGAGGCGGTTCCCCATCGCCGCGGCGAGGGTCTGCGCGTCCACGTCAGTTCTCCTTGTGGCGCGTCTTCGGCGTGATGTCGACGTTCACGGCCTGCGCGTTGGTAGTCAGAGACGCGTCGAGCGCGGAGCCGCGGAGGAACGTCGAGCCGTTCCACACGCCGAACCACCCCGCGGTCTTGCCCGGCGGGATGGTGAAGTTGCACAGGCTGCCGAGCGAGACCGCGTATCCGGCGTCGCCGCCGGAACCCATTGCGACCGCTCCCCATGCGGTGGTCGCGCTGGCCGGGGTGGTCGCGATCAGGCCTGCGCCGGTGGTGCCGGGGTCAGTCTCGTGGAGCGTGATCTTCGCGCCCTTGGAGCACTTGTAGCTGCAAAGGTCGATGTTGTGCGCGTCGGTTGCGGGCATGCGTTATCTCCTTGTGTCGGGTCAGGTTTGGCGCGCGCGAATCCACCCCGCGCCCGGTGCGCCGGCAGCGCCGGCCTTCTGCGTGCTGAAGAAGCCGCCCTGGCCGCCACCCCCACCACCACCGGGCGGCTTGCCGGGTGTGGCGGGGTTCTTGCCGGAGGCCGCTTCGCCTCCGCCGGTGAAGGTGCGGCCGGCGAACGAGTAGTTGCCCGGCGACTGTCCGGCGGACGGGAAGGGCGAGACTCCGGAGCCACCGTCACCACCGGGGCATGTCAAAGTGTCGGTGCCCCAGTCGAAGACGGTTGCGCCGCCGCGGCTCGATGCCACAACGTCACCCGCTCCGCGAGCGCCGGCCGGTCCGGCCTGCCCGATCGTGACGGTGATCGTCGAGGCGGACCATGGAATGTCGACGCCGCGTTGCAGGGTGCGACCGCCCCACTGGCCGGCCTTGCCTCCGTTGCCTACCGTGGCGGCGGCACCGTCGCCCTCACGCCCTCCACCTCCGGCACCGACGCCGGTCAGGTCGAGGTAGATCGACCAGCCGGGAATCTGGTAGGTGACCGTGGTCGCCGCTGCCCAGCTGTCGTCCTGCAGCGCGTGTGCGGTGAACGCTGCGCCGGCCGAGGTGGAACCGCCGCCCGATGCCGTGCCAGTGAGGTGCGCGAGCACTGCGGTCGCCGTATCGCCGAGACCCGTTGCGGTACCGCGAAGATGCGCGAGCAGCGCAGCGGTTGTGTCTCCTATGCCGGTGGTCTGCGCGATCCGGGAGAAGTGCAGTAGCCACGATGCGGTGGTGTCGCCTGTGCCGGTGGTCCGGCCGGTCAGGTGCGCGAGCAGCGCGGTCCGGGTGTCTCCGCTGCCGGTCGTCTGACCGGACAGGTGCGCAAGGACTTCCGCCCGCATGTCACCGAATCCGGTTGCGGTACCTCGCAAGTGCGCGAGCACAGCGGCGAACGTGTCGCCTTCACCGGTCGTCTGCGCGATCTGCGCCAACGTGGCGAACCAGCCCCGCTTCGGGACACGCGGCGGTGGCGGCGGACCGTCGGGGGTCCAGCCGAACATCCACGACATGGACGCGCTAAGCCCCGCCGAGGCCTTGGCCGAAGAACGCCGTGACGCCGTCGTCCCACGGCCGCTGCTGCCAGCCGAGCGCGCCGCTGTCATCGGGCACCCATCCCCAGAGCTCGGTCGTGGATCGAACACCGAAGCACGCCAACGGGTCCGGCCCCTCATCGGGGACGTCCTCGGCGGCGTCGACGATGTCGATCAGGTGCAGCGTGGGGTCGACCGGGATTGGTGCGGGTTCGTCGATCAGGGCGTAGCCGAGACGGTCGAGCACCTCGGCGTGCGTGAGATGTTCTTGCGCAGACAGCACCGACAGACCCGGGCCGATCGGTCCCCCGGCCTTGTCGACGGGCGTGACCGTGGTGGCCGGGATGTACGTGACGTTCTCCTGCGCCGGCCAGCAGTCGATGCGCACGGCCTGGAACTCGATCGGTTCGCCGTGCTCCAGCTGGCCGGTCTCGGCGGAGTAGCTGGTGATCGGCTCGGCGGTGTCCACCTCGGCGAGCCAGTAGAACCGCGACACGTCGTCGGGCTGGCTGCCGGGAGGGGTGAACGCGTAGACGTCGGTCATGCTGCGATCTCCTGCTGATAGATCCAGAAGTCGGTGCGGCCGGGGCCACCGTTTCCGGCGGGCGCAGCGGTCGTGCCGGTGAAGCCACCGGTTGCGTTGATGGCTCCGGCTCCGCCGCCACCCGCTCCGGGTGCGCCGCCGTTCGCCCCGGCGGACTGCGTCACCCCGAGGCCGCTGCCGCGCGCATATCCACCACCGCCGCCTGTGCCACCGACCTGCTTGAACGGGTCGGTGGTCGGGGCATTCAGACCGTCGGCCGGTGCTGTGTTGCTTGAGAAGCCAAACCAGCCGGTGGCGGTGGTTCCGCCCTCACCGCCGAGACCAGCGGGGCTGGCCTCACCGCGGGAGCCGTTGTAGTTCGCGAACTCCGCGTTGCCGTTGCTCGCGACGCCGGACACGACCCGCGCGCCGCCTGCTCCACCGTTTCCGGCTGCGGCGCCGTTCCGGAAAACGCCGGTGAGCGTGTAGGAGACCGCGACGCCAGGAACCGTCTCCACATACGTGGTGGCCCCGTCGGCGCTCTTCACAGAGGTCGGCGTGCCGTAGCTGCCGTATCCGGTGCCGGACTGCCCCGCGCCGCCGGAGCCGTTGAACACCACGAGGTTCTTCGGCAGCTGGTCGGGCAGGAACTCCTGCAGGACCACTCCGCCGTGCAGTCCTCCGGGCGCGGCCTCGGCGGCGTCCTGCACCCGTCCGCGAGCCCCGCCCTGGCCGGGACCGAAGCTCTGCACGACGATCTTGGTGATGACCTTGCCGGGGTCGGCGTTCGGGAGCGTGATCGGGTTGCTGCCGAGCCCAGGCACCGAGATGCGGGTGACGGTTCCGCCGGCCACCGCGGTGGTCGTGACCGAGGTAGCGCGAACCTCCGCGACGCCCTGCTGCGCTGCGGTCGCCTTGCCGCGCACCCCGACGATCGCGTTGAGCGCGTCGTCGATGATCGAGATGCCGGTGCCGCCGGGGGTGCCACTGTTGCCCGCGGCCTTCAGGCCGTTCAGGAACCCGTTGAAGTCGAGCTTCGGGAGCAGCCCGCCGAGGATGCCGCCGAGGCCGGCGACGTTCGCGACCGGGATGGCCTTGAGCGCAGCCGCTACGTCGTCGAGGTCGACGTCGCCGTCGTGGTCGAAGTCCAGACCGTCCGCGATCGTGTTGAACGTTTCCTGGAACTTCGGCAGCAAGCCGAGCACCCACTCCATCGGCAGCAGCTGCCGCTTGCGCGCGACCAGGTCGTCCCACCACACGTCACCGGCGGTGACACGGGCCTCGACTGCGATGCGCACCCGCACGGTGTCGATGCCGGCCGGGACGGTCCACGTGGACGGGCCGGGGATCTTCTGCCAGCCGCCGGACGCCGACGGCGAGCTGATCGCGCCGACGTTGACCGTGGAGACGAGCGAGCCGTTGGCGTAGGTCAGCAGCTCGATCGTGAACGCTGCGCCGCTGCTCGACGTCGTGACGCCGGCCCACCTCGCATAGCCCGACAGCTCGCCGAACTTCTGCCCCACCGTGACCGGGATCGCGTTGGAGGTCCGGACCTTGCGTGTGCCGTCCGCGGTGACCCGGGCCGAGCCAGCAGCGGTGCGACCGACGGTGTCGTCCCACGCCCAGCCGTCGCCGCTGTCGACACTGATCTCGCCGAGGTAGTCCGGGTTGTCGAGCAGGTTCGGTTCCTGCCCGGTGTCGAACAGGCCGATGTGACCGAGCGACAGCAGCGGGATACGCGACGGGTCGATCGGACCGGCGAGCCCCTGCAGGAACGCGATCACACCGTTGGCACCGGCCGAGCCGAGGCCGAGCAGCTCGGCGAGCTTGCTGAGAACCGTTCCCACGAACGGGATCCGGTGCAGGTTGTCGATGACGATCTGCACCACCGACTCGACGAAGTCGAACGGGTTCAGCTTCGGCAGCTTGCCGAGGCCGGTGTCGAGCTGATCGAGCGGGTTCCGATCCAGCGGGATCGGCCGGCGGTCGTACTTACGGGGCAACGGAGTCCGCCTCTGCCGCAGCGGCTTCCGCCGCCTGCATGTCCGACTCGATCGCCTCGACCGCTGCGGTGTCAACAGTCGCGGTTGCGGTGAACTGCCACCACTGCGTCGTTTCGCCGCCGCCCCACTGCTGCACGCCCTTCGGCGGCAGGTCGGTAGCGTCGAGCTGCTTCTCCGCGTACTCGACGACGCGGAGGCAGTCGGCGGAGGCCTTCCGCTCGAAGGACTCGCGCATCAGCCAACGCAGCTGGTCGAAGTCCTCGTCGGCCTCGACCGGAACGGTGGTGGTGTACGTCCTGGTGTACGCCATGGTGTTCTCCCCCTTAGCCCTGCGGGATCGTGAGCACGGCCAGCTGTGCGCCGTCGCGGCCGAAGATGTAGGCGCCGATCAGGCCGTCGTTGTAGAGGTTGACGTTGATCTGCGCCGTCTGACCTGCGGGAACGAGAGCGACGCCGTTGTCCGGAGCGACCGCCGCCGTGGGCGAACTCGGGGTCGACCAGTGCGGCACAACCGTGGTCCAGGTGCTGTTGTTGCCGAAGCCGCGGGCGATGAGCGTGCCCGATGTGGCGTCGCCGAGTCGGACCTCGGAACCGATGGTGAGCGGGTCGCTGTCGATCTCGATTCCGTAGGCCCGGAAGTGCCCGGTCACGTACGGCGTCCAGTCGTAGTCCTGCGCCGGGATGGTGTAGCTCAGGATCGTCTTCCGTTGCGCCAGACCGGAGAACGGCGTGAATGCCTGCTCCGGAATCGAGTACAGACGAGGGTGCTTCGCGGCGAAGTCGGACGGCTCCCACTTGGTGCCGTCGCTGTTGACGGTGAGCACCTGGCCGGGCTGCTTGGCCTTGCCGGCGTTGTAGTCCGCTGCGGTGGAGATGGTGGCGGTAGGTCCGACCGGACCCTGCGGAGCGAGCAGCCGGAACAGATACTGCGGGAACGCTTCCGATCCCGTCACGATCACCTCAGATGTCATGCCCGGGGTGCGTTCGGACATCGGGATCACTTCCACCTTCGGCGTGATCACCGGGCGCGGTCCGGGAGGTCCGGGAGGACCGGCCTGCAGCGGCTGCCAGTAGGTGCCGGTCCAGCAGTAGATGAGCGAGGGCGTCGGGCTGCCGACCCAGAAGCTGGTGAGCGCGTCGGCCTCGGTGAGGTCGTCCGGGAGCTCCGCAGCGGTGGCCTTCGGCGGCCACTGCATGTTCAGCAGCGGTGCGTTGTCGCCGGGATCGCCCTTGTCGCCCTTGAGCACGGCGGAGGTGATGACGGCCTGCCCGTCGATCATCTCCATGGTCACGCCGACAGCGGGCGGCATGTCCTTGTCGACCGGGATGCCGTACCACGTCGCGTGGATGTAGCTCTGCATGATCGCCACCGGGTCATTGCTGGTGGCGTAGGCGTATTCGTTGCTCACGGGAACCTCTTGTGCGCTAGTCGAACTGGATGCTGGTCTGCGTGTGCCACTGCTCGGGCTTCGGCGGGATCGCGGAGGCGGCGCGCTGTGCTGCGTCCGAGCTGCCGCCGAGCAGCTCCTGGATCGCGACCGCGCGGGCGGCGGGCGAGAGCTTCTGCAAGTCCTCGGCGGAGGTGATGGAGTCGAGCTCGTCCTCGATGGAGTCCGCAGCGTCGAGGGGCACCCACTCGACTGCACCGTCGAGCACCTGCGGGCCGTGCTGTACGCGGCGGGGCTTGATCACGGCCTGGCCCTCGACGGGGCCGATACCGGCGCGCGCGAGGTGGAACGCCAGCACGGGGATGAAGTAGCGGACGTCGTACACGCGGCCCTTGCGGTCGACCGGGAACTCCAGCGCCTCGGCGATGGCGTACATGGCGGACTGCAGCTGTGTGCGGTAGGCCGGCGGGATCTCTTCCAGCACGGGCATTCCGGTGCTGGTGTCGACCGGGATGTGATCTTGCGCGGCGTCTTTCGGGCGCGGTTCGTCCACGTCTTCTCCTGGTGTGGTGTGCGTGCGAGGCCTAGAACAGGTCGCCGGAGCCGAAGAGCATGCCGACGCCGTTCCAGAGGTTCGAGACCGAGTGAGTGAGCTGTGCGAGAGGCGATTCCGTCTCGCGGTCGTCGCCGATCGAGATGTCGAACCGCTTCGGGTTCGTCTCGTCGTAGCTGATCTTCCAAGCCGAAACCTGGTCGGTGTAGAGAATCCCGTCGATCTCGAACAGGGTGCGGTCGCCGAGGTCGAAGTCGCGGAACAGCATGTTGGCGCTGCTGTTTCGGATCGCGACCTTGAACGCGGGGTACGGCCGGGTCTTGAAGTGACCCTGCTCCAGCGTGAGCACCGAGCTGACGGTGTACGCGGAGCCGCTGCCTTGCTCGAAATGTTCGAGGTAGGCGTACGGCCCAGAGTTGAACGCGCGCACCGGATCCGTGAATCGGATGTACGCGAGGAGCATGTCGTCGAACTGCCCCTGGTAGACCTCTTCGAGGCCGGGTGTGCCCGGGTTCTCCGCTGCGGCGGGTCCGTAGCTGATCATGTTGGACAGCTGCGCGATGGCGTATTTGATCAGGAACGTCTGGACCTGGTTGACCCAGCCGGGGCTCTTGCCGCCAGTCATGATCGAGAGCGCCTTCGCGCGGAACGTCGAGTGTTCCGACGAGATGATCGGGCTCAGGTCGCCGTCTCGGAAGCGGACGTTCGGCACGGCAGGCGCGACCTTGAGCAGCGACCGGATCCACGGGTCCATCTCGCCGTCGCCGTCGGCGTCCACGTTGTGCAGGACGGTGCCGACTGCGTTGTCCGCAGACACCGCAAGCAGATTCAGCACGCCGTCGAACGCGGTGCCCGTGGGACCGGTGACGCCGCTCTTGTCCTCCACCGCGAGCACCACACACGCACGGGACGGCCGCGCGAGCTCCTCGCCCACGATCGCGGCGAGCTCGGGGTGCGGGCTGTCCTCGTCCTCGGGCAGCCACGTGTAGGCCCGCACGTGACACCCGGCGTTCTTCAACAGGGCGTCGCACACGTCGTGCGCGTAGTTCCACCGCGACATCAGGACCGTGAGACGGCTCTGGTCGACGATCGGGTTCACGAACTGCATCTGGACCGGCCAGTTGAGCGGCGACAGGTTCGCGAGGTTCGACGCCTCGCCGATCCACGCGCCCGGGTTCAGAATGTTCGACGTGAGCGCGAGCATCGGCGAGTAGTTGCGCGCGAGGTTGATGGAACCCGTTGTGGCGACGGCGGTCCGAGTGTTCGCCAGCATGAGCCAGGCCTTGAGCGGCTGGACCTCCGGCGGCATGAACGGCGTGGCTCCGAGGAGCAGGTGCTTCCAGTGCTCGCGGTTGTGGCTGCACTGGAAAAGCGCTGTGTGCGTGCCGTCTTCGTTCTTCTTGACCTGAACGTTTGTGACCTTGCCGCCCCACCGCCAGCGCCAGTTGCGCCAGTGCGGGTACGGGTCGATCGTGATATGCAGGTCTTCCTCGCGGCGCACGTCGGTGCGGAGGAACTCCATCAGCCAGTCATCGGCACGGATCGGAATCTCCGCGGCGCCGGTGTCGTGGAGCATCTCCTCGGCGTCGAGGCTCTTCTCCCCCGCGACAGTGCCGATGTAGTTGTGGTCCTTGTCGTGCAACCGGATCAGCGGCCGAGCACGCGCCTCCTCGTCGAGGACGTCGCGCTTCGCGTCGAGATAGGCGTACGCGCTATGCGGGTCGAGGACCGGGTCCGGAGGACCGTCGGTGCCGACCGGCCGAGTCAGCAGAGAGGTGCGCACGAACTCACCTCCTTTACGCCCAAGGCATCCGGTATGGCTGCGGCAGAACGCACGTGATGGACCCGTTGGGGTTGGTGTGCGAGACGTTGAGGTGTGCGACCGACTTCGGCGGGATCGCGTTGTCGAAGCCGATACCGCCGGGGATGCGCCGCTGCGCGGGCAGCTTGGAGTGAGCCACGCCGTAGACGTCCGGGAGCAGCACCTGGAGAAGCTGCGCGTTGCGCATGTACCGGTACAGCTCGGAGTCGACCGGTTCCTTCTCCGTGGTGATGGTCCGCTTGGTCGGGTCGGTGTCGACGAGCATGTACGCGCCGTCGTCCTCGTACAGTCGGGGCAGGGTGATCTGCCGGCCGCCGATTCCGTCCTGCACGGTCGCGGTGCCCGTGCCCCGCACGAGGTACTTCGGATAGCTGCGGAAGGTGCCGCGGTTCGCGATCGGGATTGTGCCGCGCGCGATTCCGTCCTCGCCGACCTGATCCGGTGACGCCTTCCACGAGCGGGTCAGTGCCTTCTTCGCGTACAGCGGCCAGGGCGCGTGCGCGACCTGGTTCAGCGTCAGGCCGTTGTTTCCGTGCGCCGCAGGGTCGATCGACAACGTGGTCTTCGTGGCCTCGCCGGAGATGACGGGCAGGAACCGCCAGCCGCCCATCCGGGTGAAGCAGCCGAGGAACCCGGGCACGGTCTCAGACCACGAGGCGGTCCACTGCTGCATGATGCTGTGGAAGTTCCAGAAGTCCGGTTCCTCCGGACGCTCCGCGTTGCCGTTCGGGTTGATGACCGACCCGAAGTTCATGACGCGCTTCTTGTAGTCCACCCGCTCGGCGGTCTCGCCGATCATGTACGGTCCGGAGCTGTAACGGATCTCGAAGTCCGGCTGCAGGACGCCTTCCAGCTCTCGCGCCAGCACCACACCCTCACGGCCGCGCAGCGGTCCGGCGAGGTGCCACGGCTTGTAGCCGGTGTTCGGGTGCATGTACACCCACTTCGTCTCCATGCTGCGGAGTCGGTGACCGTTGGCCCCCATGTCCCGCCACACAGCCATCCGCTGCCGGGCGGGGTGCTGCGGGTCCAGAGGCGGGTACATCGGTTGTCCCGCAGCGTCATCCGGGTAGGCCGGTGGTCCGGTGTAGAAGTCGTCGTGGTACAGCACAGCTCTCCTAGCGCACGACCGTGGTCCGGGTCCGCGCGTTCTGCTCGCTGTGGACCTTGTTCTGGACGTCGGTCGGGTTCATGCCGACCGGGCCGTTGATGTTGATCGAGTTGTCGACCGGCCCGCCGGTCGTCGACGGCTGCGGGGCGACGTTCGGCACGAACGCCGACAGCGTGTTCGCCGCGGTTCCGGCGACCGTGTTGCCGCCGGGCTGCGCCGGGTTCCACTGGCCCTGTGCGAGCTTCGGGCTGCCGCTCTGCGGGGTCCAGTCCGCGCCGCTCTGGCTGGTGGCCTCGCCGACCGGGTTGCCGGGCAGGTTCTTGAGGAACCCGCCTAGCCCGACCGCGTCGGCCGCGCCGGTCGCGAAACCTCCGGCACCCGCGCTGGTGGCTGCTCCGGCGGAGCTGCCGCTCTCGCTGTCTCCGCCCTTGAGCAGACCGCCGAGCCAGTTCACGCCGGCCATCGCGCTCTTGACGGTCGGCCACTCCAGCGGGTTGCTGAACACCGAGCCGTCGAGGCCGATGCTTTCGAGGACACCGGACACGAACGTCTTGCCGAAGTCGGAGCCGTTGAGCCCGTTGCTCTTGCCGTCGGAGTCCTTGCCGCCCTTGGCCTTGACTTCCTTGCCCTTGGTCTTCAGGTCGCTCTCTTCCTGCTGCGCCTGAGTCAGCTTGTCGGCGGCCTTGGTCTGACGCTCCTTGGCGTCGGCGAGCTCCCGCTCCGCGACCTCGACGCGGCGGTTGGCGTCCTGCATCTGCGCGTCGGTGTGCTTCTTCGCCGCGAGCTCGTCGCGCTGCCGCTTCGCCTTCTCCAGCGCGTACTCGCGATCGGAGACGGACTGGTCCGCGTTCTTCTTCGCGGTCGCGGCGTTGCTGGTCTTCTCCGATGCGGACGACAGCTCGGCCGAGGTGGCCGCGCGGTAGCTGGCACCGCCGCCGCTGGTCGAGCTACCCACGGAGCTACTGCCGGAACCGCCGCTTCCGCCGCTACCGGTGGCAGCGCCGACACCCGCGCCACCGGTGGTGGGAGAACCGGCGTCCAGGCCGGTGAAGAACTCCGGCGGCAAGTGCGCGTGGTCGGTGAACTGCGAGTCGTTGGCGCCTGCGGCCTTGCCGCCGAACTGGCCGTTGCCTCGGCCGCCGCCCATCTCGAAGTTGGTGCCGTCGGGCAGCGTCGCAGCGGTGTGACCGCCGTACGGCCCGCCGTTGAACCAACCGATGTTCAGCGAGCCGGACGGTCCCAGACCGGGCTTGAAGCCGCGCGCTGCGAGCTCGCTCTTCTCGCTGCCCGTGGCGAAGCGGGAGCCGAACGGGTCACGGCCGGTGGCGTAGTTGGCGATGGCCGAGACAGCGCCGGAGCAATCGCCCCAGTTCACGCCGCCCCACTTGTAGGGCTGGCCCTCGACGCCCTTCGCGAAGTTGACCAGGGACGCGGCCGACACCTGTCCGCCCTCTGCGTAGCCGCGAAGTGCGGGCAGCTCGCCGGTGCGGTTCATGAAGTCGAGCAGGCCGGGGTGACGCCCCTCGATCGCTGCGCGTGCGGCCTTGCTGAGCACGAACTCGTCGGCGTGCACGATGCCAGCGGCCTGGTACTTGCTACCGGGGCCGGTCCAGCCGCCTTCGGCGAACTCCGCGATCGTCGGGATGGAGAACGACTTGCCACCGAGTCCCGGCACCCAATCGGGGGTGGTGAAGGACAACTTCGACGCGAAGCCGTTCCAGACGCGGATCATGCCGTTGACCACGGACTTGAACGCGTTGCCGATGCCGTCCCACATGCCCGACGCCGCGGACTTGATCTTGTCGGGCAGGCCGCGGACGAAATCGACGACGGCCGTGAACTTCTCGCGCACACCGTTTAGCACCGAGGTCGCGGTGTCGATGATGACGCGCAGACCTGTAGTGAAGTTTTGCCACGCCTGCTGCGCCCACGGGACGGCCGTGTTCATGATCCAGCCGACGACCGCCTCGATAACGCCCTTGACGCCGTTGAAGACGGGCTCGATGACGTTGTGCCACAGCCACATCGCGTCCTGCGACACGCGATCCCAGGCCTGCTTGAGCCACGGCACGGCCGTGTTCATGATCCAGCCGACGACCGCATTCGTGACGGCCTTGATGCCGTTCCAGATTTTGTCCCAGAGCTTGCGGCCGGTCTCGGTCTTGGTGAAGAACGCCCAGATGGCGACGCCAGCGGCGACGACCGCGGCGATGATGAGCACGAGCGGGTTCATCGCCATGACGGCGTTGAAGGCGAGCTGGATGGCGGTGCCGATCTTGGTGGCGGCTGCGCGTGCCTTCTCCGCGACGGTCGACGCGATGGCGGCGGCAGCGGCGCGGGTCTTCGCGAGGACACCGGCGTTCGTCGCGGTGTCGTTGCCGATCTGCGCGCCCGTGTTGGCCGCGAGCGCTGCGGTGTGCTCACGCATGGCGGCGGCGAGGGTCCGCTGCGCGAGCGCCTGCGCCATGATGACCGGCGTGCGGATCACGTTCATGGTGGCGGCGTAGGCCTGCACGAACGGAACTGCGGCGCTCGTCGCGGCGCGGATTGCGAGGAACCCAGCGGCCACGGGCAGCAGCCAGGATGCGTTGTCGGCGGCGAACTTCAGCGCGTCGCCGAGCAGCTGCAGCCCGGGCACGAGCACGCTGCGCAGAGTCTCGGGACCGATAGCGACCAGCGACTCGCCGATGGTGCGCAGCGCGGGGCCGGCGGACTGTGCGGCGTCGCCGATGCCCTTGGCTGCGTCGCCGACGCTCTTCAAGGTGGCGCCCGCGTCCGCGCCTCCGGCGTCGGGGTTCTGGATCTGCTTCCAGACGTCGCTGATCCACGTGCCGGCCTGCCGGAGCCAGCCGAGCGCCGAGTTGACTGCCGAGGAGATGCGGGCGGCAGCACGTTCGACGCCACCGTTCTCAGCCCACGCGGTGACCTTCGCGGCCATGTCGGCCGACCAGGCGCCCGTCATGGCGGTGAGGCTCTTCATGCTCGGCCCCATCGCCTTGGTGATGCCGTCGAACACGGTCATGCCCGCGTTGAGCATCGGCCGCAGCCCCTCGACCACGGGACCGGCGAGACCGGCACCGAACCGGGCGATGGAGGCCTTGAGGTTGGCGAGGGCGCCCATGAACGAGCCGCCCATGCCCTTGGCTGCGCCGCCGATGTTCTTCTCGATCGCGGTGCGGAACATCGCGGAGTCGATCTGGCCCTTCTTCGCCATCTCGCCGACCTCGTCGGCGGTGACTCCGGCCTCCTTGGCGATCCACTGGAAGATCGGGATGCCGCGGTCCGAGAGCATCTGCAGGTCGCCGGTGTAGGCCTTGTTCGCCGTGCTGATCTTGTTGAAGATCGAGCCCATTTCAGCGAGCGAGGTACCGGCGACCGCGGCGGCGTCGGCGGTCGTGCCGAGGTACTGCGTCAGCTCCTTGCCAGGCTTGATGCCAGCGGCGACGGCGGACGCCGAGGTGGTCGCGGCCTCGTTCAGGGAGAACGCCGTGCCCTTCACCGCGGCGGTGGCGTTGTCCATGATGTTCTGGACGTCCTGCGCGCTGTTGCCGAGAGCTTGGAGCTTGAACTTCGCGGTGTCGATCTCGACCAGCCGCGAGAACCCCTTCGTCATCGCGTAGCCGATGCCGGCGACCGCGGTCGCTCCGCCGATAGCAGCGGCGGCCTTCAAGCCACCTGCGAGGCGTGCACCGAACGATCGGCCGACGGTCTCGCCGTCGCCGAGGTTCGCCCGAACCTGCGACCCAAGACCGGATCCCACGTTCGCGGACTGCAGGCCGGAGTTGACCTCGCGGCCGGCCTGCTCACCCGCCGCGCGAGCGCCGTCGGCACGGAAGAACCCGCGGATACCGCCGCCGGAGCGGGCGGCGGTATCCATGCCGGACTGCACATCGCGACCTGCACGCTGGCCGGCCTGCTGCGCTCCGGAAGTGTCGAACTCCGGCCGCAGCCGCATGCCACGCTCGGCGCGCTGTCCCGCCTGGCGAATGCCGGCCTCGAACTTCGAGGTCTCGGGAAGGACAGTGACGTAGTAGGTTCCGGCCACGGGTCACGCTCCTTCCGCTGCGGGTTCGGGGACGCCGTGGCGCTTGCGCCAGCGACGGGCTCGCTCCTCGCGCATCGCGAGGAACTCGGAGACGGTGGTCGGTGTCGCGGATACGCCCATGCCCATCGGCACGGTCTTCGCCTCTGCGGCTTCGCGCTCCAGGTCGCCGGGACGCTTCACCGGTTCGGGCTTCGGGACGCTGTCGTCACCGCCGCGCTGCCACAGCGCGAGCTGCTCGACGTCGATGAGGTCGGCGAGCAGGTAGTCGGTGGTGGTCCATCCGCGGGTGCGGTGGTAGTGGACGGCGGAGCCGGGAAGCGCGGCGTTGGTGACCGCGCAGAGGTCGGCCCAGGTCAGCGTTCCGTCGTCGAACTCTCGCCCGAGGGCGAGCAGGTCGCGCCTTACCGCGTCTTCCGCCTCGCGGCACGCCGCGAGGCACGTCGCGAGTTTCCCGAGACGAGTCCACCGTCCTCGCCCCATCGTTCGACGTATTCGTTCCAGGCGTCTGCGGTCAGCGCGTCGAGCACGTCGAGCGCCTCGGGGCAGGCGTGCAGTTCGAGCAGCGCGAAAGTCCGCTCCAGGTCGCCCATTCCGGCGTGCTTGCGGATCCAGCCGGGCGGCGGCTTCTTGATGCACCGCTTGACGGCGACCGTTGCGCCGTCGGGGTATTCGCCCTCGGCGTACTCACCGGTCTCGAAGTCCTCGGGGCCGAACTCGCCGACGAACAGCTCGGAGCCGGGCGGGTAGGCGTCGGCCCAGTCGGCGGCGATGTCCGCGGCGTCGTCGATGTCGGGGGCGGCGGTGTGCTCCACCGCGGGCACGTCATCGGCTGCCTGATCGGCGACCTTGACGTCCTCGGTGTCGGGGGTGTTTTCCTTGCTCATGGTTTCCTCCTGGTGCCCTGGTGTGGACAGAGGGGTACCGCCCCGCACACCACCACCAGGAAATGGCGTGCGGGACGGTGTCTCTGAGCGACTCAGACGGCGAGGACGCCGTCGTCGCTGTACTGGTGGACGTGCACGCCGTCGGTGCCCTTGAGGACGCGGAACGTGGGCTCCAGCGCCATCGGCTCGTTGTGCACGAGGGTGATGTCGGCGAGGTCCGAGAGCTGCGCCATCTGCGCGACCTGGCGGATGATCTTGTCCTCGTACACGGCGTCGAGCACGAGGCTGCAGCGCTTCGGCAGCTTGTTCGTGATCGCGACCTTGAGGCGCTTGCCGTGCTCTGCGGTGGCCGCGGCGGTGGACACGTTGGCCGGTCCGAAGATCGCGGCGTTCACGACGGGCGACAGCACCTGGAACAGGGCCATGCTGTACTCGACCGCGAACTTGTCACGGAGGCTGCCGATCTCGTCTCCGCCCCACACCTCGATGGGGTTCGTCTTGCCGTCGATCTTCACCTTCACGCCCTTGTTGGACACGAAGCCGAAGTTCTTGAACGCGGGGTTGAGCGGCTCGTCGACGTCGGTCGGGAGCGCGGTGCCGAACGGGGCGTACCAGAGGCCGCCGGCCGTGGTGAGGTCCGAGGGCGACGCGGCGAACAGCTCGTCGATGTTGCCCAGTGCGGACGGTGCGGGCGTGGTCATGTGTGTCTCCTTCACTGCCCGGGCGGGCAACGGAAAACCCCGGCCCAAAGCGGGTCCGGGGTGCTTGCGGTCTGGTGTTTGGAATGCGCTGCGCTACAGCAGTTTCAGCGCGATGGTCCAGAAGGTGCCGAACTGGAGGCCGAACAGCTGCGGCACGTCGGGGTCGGCGAGTTCAGAGGGTCCGTCCTCCGCCGGCTGCGCGGCGGAGATCCACACGTCGCCGAGCGGCGTGGACACCTTGCGGTGAGTGGCCGCGCCCATGAGCGACCAGAGCAGGTCCGCGTTGCGCTCGCACTGCACGGCGTCGGCGTCGAAAACCCTTGTGCGGATCATGAAGTCGACGGTGAAGCGGGAGCGGTTGTGGCTGCCGGAACGGCTCAGTAGTGCGTAACTGGTCGGCGTCCCGGTCGGGGGTGTTGCTCCGACCGGCAGCGTGTTGCCGCGCACGGTGAGCTCGTCGAGCAGGTACGCGCGAGCGGCGACCGTCGGTCCTACCGGGACCGCGAGAGCTGGGACCGTCATAGGCGCGGTCCGTTCGATGCGACCGCCTGCATGAGCGGCGAGAACTTCGCCTCGGCGCGGTACGCGGCGGGCGACTTCGGCCGTACGTGTGCACGGGCGCGGTCGGTGCCGACAACGAGGTCGGTCTCGTAGCCGCCGGGGTCACCGGCAGCCGAACTGGCCGTGGCTGCGATCTGTGCCGCCACCTCGGCGAGGTGCTTCTGCACGTGCGAACTGGTGCGGATCGCGGCGTGGTCGGCGTCGGAAATGTCAAGCTGCCCCATCAGCGACCCTCCTCAGCGTGAACCGGTAGCCGGGCGTGAAGCCGAACGGTCCGTTGTTGAAGTCCTCGCCGTCGCCGATCACCTCGAACAGCGGTCCGGTCTCCGCGGGCACCTGCACGAGGTCGGCCGGGGCGTAGTCCCCGTCGGGCGTGAGCAGGTACAGCTCGGTGACGGTTCGGCCGGCGTACGGGGCCGTGGCACCCTCGGCGGTCGCCTTGACGCGCCACCCGTAGACCTTGCGCACCGTGGCCGCACCGGCGGCCGGGATCGGCTGCCCCAGTGCGTTGTTCGACACCGCGGCGGGGGTGATGTGCCCGACGCTGTGTGGCGTCGGGAAGAGTGGCGAGACCATGTCAGCCGCGCCCCGTGCCCGAGATGTCCACGGAGAACACGCTTCCGCGAGCGGACCACCGGCGTAGCTGCATGCGGTCGGCCTTGGTGAGGTACACACCGCCGTTCGCGGCGTCAGCGTTGAGCGTGACGGTGCGCTGGAAAATGTCAGCCTGCTCGGCGACCGACGCGGCGCCGTCATCGCGCCCCGACAGCGCACGGGCTGCCACGCGCGAGGTGACGATGCGCACCGCGTCGGGGACGGGGTCCGGCACCTGGCCGCCGCAGTACGCGGCGACCAGTGCCGAGGCCTCCTCGAGGACGCCGTCGATCCAGCGCTCCTCGTCGTCGGTGAGGTCGCGCCGGAGGCGTGCCTCGACGTCGGCGCTACTCGCCAGCAGCGTCGCCGTCACCGTCAGCCGTCTCGGTCGTCTTGGCCGGAGCCTTCGCCTTGCGTGCCGGCTTCTCCTCGGCGAGCAGGTGCTCGCCGACGGTGGCGCCACGGGGCACGGTGTCCCCGGCGAACAGCACGACGCCGTCGCCGAGGAACACCGAGCCAACCAGGTCGTCGCGGATGCGCGCCATGGTCACAGCACCTTCGCTGCGAACGACAGGTTCGCGTTCGCGAGCACCGGCAGGCCGATAGCGGCCGAGTGCACCCACACCCCGATCGGGTCGTGGGTCTTGAAGGTGCCGACGACGATGCCGGGCCGGTCGGGTCCGGCGATGCCGTAGTCGGGCTCCGACGCCTCCAGCGTGGTGCCCCACCAGGTGCCGCCCAGGTCGGTGCCCTCAGCGTTGTAGGCGTCCACCGCTGCGGGCAGCAGGTAGAGCTTGTCGTCGGGCAGGACGCGCACCGCGGTGCCGGCCACGCGAGCGCGGCGGTCGTAGACGGTGATCGTCGGCAGGCCGTAGGACACGAGCACGCTGTTCACGTACTCCTGCGTGACCACGCTCGGGGCGGTGGCCGAGTTGGTGGCCAGCCCCTTGAACTCCGCGGAGGCCATCAGCGCGTTCAGCACCTTCTGGCTGGTGAGGATCGAGCCGGGAGCCTCGCCGTTCTCGTCGACGAACGCGTCGCGCCACGTGCGCAGGTCCGACAGCGGCTTCGCACCGGCGGCGGACCACAGGGTGGCCGCGGTGGTGGTGAAGTCGGCGCGCCGGCCGAAGTCGGCCGAGGCCACGAACCCGTTCTCGTTGATCGCCGCGACGCCGGTGTCGAGCACCTTGCCGCGTGCGATCTCCAGCCGGTCGCTCACCGCGTACGCGGCGCGGGCGGCGTAGCGGGTGACGTGGCCGAGCATGGTGTCGGGGTCGACGTTGCCGCGCAGCCGCAGCTGCTCGTACTCGCTCACGCGGAACTTTCGGCCGAGGGGCGGCAGCTCCAGGGTGATGCGCTTGGCGTCCTCGGGCTCGCCGATGGACACCTCGGCGTCGTAGCTGCGGTACTCGGCAGCGTCGAGCAGGCCGTTGGCTCCGGCCACGAACCGGGCGACGATGTCGTCGACGGTGCGGTTGGGCAGGTACGCCGCGAGGGAGCCCTTGGCGCGCTCGCGGTCGGCGAGGGCCTGCCGGGCGTACCCGGTGAGCGCTGCCGGGGTGATGACGTCAGTCCACAGGGTCATGGTTGCGTCACTCCTCTCAGACGAAGATGAACTGGCCGGTGGTGGCCGCGTCAGCGGTCACCGGGCTCGGCAGCTTGGACAGGACGATCCGGCCGTGGTCGAGCAGCGGCGCGACGATGTCGCCTCCGCCGGCCTTGACCCGCTGGTCGGTGAACAGGAACCCGGCGAGCACCTCGGAGCCGTCCGAGCCGGATGCGTTGAACGGCACGGCCTTACCGGCCACGATCGCCAGCGGGGTGCCGCTCTTGAGGTAGCCGTCCGGGTAGTGCGTCGCGGCGGTCAGTGCCGCGCGCGAGATGGTCACCGTGCGCGCTGCGTCGGTGCCGTGCTTGGAGCCGAGCCAGGACAGGTTGCCCGAGCTGAACCGCTCCGTGGTCACAGTGAGGTCCACGTTTCCTCCTTGGTTGGTGGAATCTGTTGCAGCTCAGTGGTCCCGGGCTGCGGGGTTACTTGGCGGGGTGGAGCTTCTTGTAGAGCTCCGCGCCCTCGTTGACGGTCGACAACGTCGTGCTGCCGCCGCCCTCGTGGCGCCCCTGGTGGTCAGTGGGGGCCGGGGTACGTGCCCCGGTTCCAGCCGCCGCACCGGCGAACGGCTTCAGTTCCTCGATCTCGGCCGCGAGTGCGGCCGGGTCGTCGGAGGTGAGGCGCTTCGCCAGTGCCAGAGGCAGTCCGGCGTCGATACCGGTCTGGGTGCGTTCGGCTGCGGCGGCGCGTGCCTCAGCCTTCGCGGCTCGGTCGTTGGCCTCGGCGAGCTGGTCGGCGGCGAGTTGCGCCGCGTCCTTCTCGGAGTCCTTGCGGGTCTTGAGGTCCGCGAGGCTGGCCTTCGCGTCGTCGAGCGAGTCGACGCCGAGGGTCTGCAGGATCGTGGTGTTCGCGCGGGCGAGGCGCTCGCCGACGATGCGGTCGAGGTCGGCCTGCGTGAACTTCTTCCCGGCGTCGTCGTTGGACGGGGTTCCGCCCGCGGGCGTGCCGCCGTTGTTGTCGGTGCCGCCACCTCCGGCGCCGGATTCGGTGCCCTCGATGGTGAACAGGAAGGGGAACTTGTTGCGGTGCATGTACTTCTCCGTGAGCTCGTCAGCATCCCGGCCGATTCGATGCGCTGGCCGTCCGCGTCTGCCGCCTCAGATGGCGGGAGTCTGGATATGACGAAGCCCCGCACCGGAATCGGTTGCGGGGCTTCTAGTCGGGTGAGGTGCCGGCTACTGCTCGGCGGTGATGCTCTGCCGTCCGGGTGAACGTTCCAACCGGACCGCGAGGCGGGTCATGTACGCGCGGCGCCAGACCTGTGCGAGCACGAGAGACGCTCCGGCGTACGGGTTCTCGGCGCCCACCTCGGCAGTGAGGCCTTCCGCACGCGCGCGCACCAGGTCGGCGACCGTGTACGTGCTCACTGCAGGAAGTCCTCTCTGTCTCCGCCGTGTTCCTTCCAGCCTCGGCCGGACAGGATGGCGTTGCGCATCATGGTACGGGTCAGCCGGCCGTTCTGGTCGAACCATTCGGCCAGCTCAGGGCTCGCGTGCTTGCGCACCCGTTCCGCCGGCATGGACCAGAACAGGATCGGATCGAACGGGAACGTGCCGTCCGCCTTGATGCTCGACCGCTTGAACAGCGCTCCGCGCGTTGCGTTCTCAGCTTCGAGGTACAGCTCGGCGACGCGCTGTTTGTGCACGGAACCGAGCAGCTCCTCGAAGCTGTCCCCGTAGTGACCGTCGCGGCGCGCCTGCGCCATGAAGTCGCGCTTCCAGATCTTGACGATGTCGACGCCGGTGACCTTGGACTCGGCCTCGGCGGGGTCGTAGCCCTCGTCCTCGATGAGGGCGATGATCCGGTCCCACTTGTCCCGGTCCGCAGCTTCGCGGCGGGCTGCGGCCTGCTCGCGTCGGCGAGTCCGGAGAGCGGTGGCCGCGTCCTCTGCGGAGACCTTGCGCTCGATCGCTTCGGCTGCCTCCGACAGGCGGAGGATCGTGGCGTCGTCGGCACCGGACGCCAGGGCGGCTTCCAGCTTCGCGACCGCGCGGTCGAGTTCCGACTCGGCGACGGTGGCGGAGACGTCGGCGGACACCGCCGTCTGTGCCGCGCCGTGCTCGACTGCGGGAACAGCGCGCAGCTCGTCGTCGACGCGGTGCCAGTACGCGACCGCGGCGCGGTGCTCGTCCTCGGCGTCGAGCCAGGACAGGATCCGCTGCCGCCGTTCGGCTTCCGCCGCGTCGTCGATCTGCTGGAAGTACCGGTTCCGCGCGATCTGTGCGTCCTCGGCGTCAAGCCAGTCGAGCGTGGCCTGCCAGTGCTCGTTGCGGACCTGCTGCGCGAACGCCTCGTCGGCGGCCTGTGCTGTACGGGCGGCCTGCACCTTCGCGGTGCGTTCCGCCGCGGTGGTCTCCATGTGGCGGACCACGTTGGTTGCTGTGAGCGGCTCACCGCTGCGGCCGAGTGCGCGGGTCGCCTCGACGTAGTCGCGCTCCCACTGGTACACGTAGTCGGGCGGCTCGTAGGTGTCGCCGGGGCGGATCGCCACCGCGGTGCAGCGGCAGTGATCGTGGTACCGGTCGCCGATCTTCTGATTCCCGCGCGGGCTGCGGCCGGCGGCGATGAACCGCCCGCCGATGCGTTCCCCTCCGGCGGCACGGATACGGCGCTCCATCGGGGACATGTCCTTGCCGCGCCCGACGACCCGAGTGGCGGCGCGCTCACTGCTGTACAGCGAGCCGCTGCCGATCGAGCGGGTGGCGAGCATCCGGCAGAAGCCGCACGCGTTGGCCGAGGCGTATCGCGCCCACTGTGCGCCGGTCTCACGGGTCACGTTGTGCAGCACCGTGCTTCGGCTACTGTCGAACACGCTGCGCGTGGCGGAGCCCTGCAGGGCGATGATCGGGTCACGCTGCGCGATCCCCCACCGCCCCGACGCCGCGAGCTGCTCGACGGGTGCCAGCGCAGCGGGCTGCGCGGTGAACCCACGGGTGAGGCTCGGCTGGGCGTCGTAGAACGCGGCGGTCAGGTCTCCGGCAGCGGCGAGGTAGGGCGTCGCGATCTGCGGGTACGCCGAGGTGATGAACCGGCGGCGTTCGCCGTCGTCGAGACGGTCGAGGCGCGGGACCAGGTTCGCCACCTCACCGCCGAGGCGGTTCGACAGCTCCGAGAGCAGCCCCTGGAACTCAGGCAGCCCGCTGACCATCGGCGGGTGCCTGGTCCTGCTGCGCGGCCTGCTCGCCGGTGCCGGCCGGCGGGGCCGGCACGGTCGCCGGAGGCTGCGCGAGCAGCTTGTCCACCAGCGTGCTGGTCGTCGCGGCGCGCCGGTCGACGTCGAGCTGGCGCTGTTCGGACTGTGAGAGCCCGACGCGGCGGCGCGTCACGGTGCTGTCAGCGGGAAGGATCTGCGCGGCGACGAGCTTCGTGGTCGCGTCAGCCTGCGCGGCGGGGGTCGGCGTCGTCGGGTCCAGCCAGTTCGGCTCGATGTTCGCGATGAGCGAGCGGTCGAAGCCGGGGTTCGTGTGGAGCAGCGCGAGCAGCGCCACCTGACGCCACGCCCGGGTCCACATGCGCTGCCGCAGCAGGGCGCGCTTGATCAGGCGAGATTCCATGACGCGCACGGCGTCGGCCGAGGGCGGGTTGTCGGTCTGGAACCCGAGGTAGTTCCACGGGATCGCGCCCTCCGCGGACACGTGCTGCATGTAGTGCTTGACCTGGTCGATGTACGGCGTAGGCGGGGCCGGTGTGAACTGGCCGACCTGCGGCATGGGTTCGCCGGGGTTCTCCGGGCCGGGGATGAAGTTCATCCGCGACATGGCGACCTTCCACTGCTGCCGTAGCACCTCGCCGGGCGCGCTGTCGTCCTTGATGCCGAACTGCTCCGGGTCCACGCCGAGCCCGTAACGCTGTGGGGCGGTGTAGAACTCGCGGTTGATCTCCATGCCGAGCATGGTTCGGCCGACCGCCTCGGTGTAGTAGCGGATCGGTGCGGTGATCTCAGACCGGCCGCGGATGTCCGACGGACGTTCGCGGTTCGGGAACGGCACGAGCGGCACCGTGCCGAGGTTGTGGTCGTCGCGGGTGACGGTGAGCTTGCCGTCCTCGCCGCGGGCGAGCTGCACCGTCGAGTTCGGCAGGTACAGCACCTCGGCGGTGATCGTGGTGGGGCTCAGCGGGTCTCGGCGTTGCACCAGTCCGGCGGACACCACGCGACGGCGCGGATCCCAGAGCGTGGTGGCTTCCATCGGAGACTCGGCGGTGACCAGCACGGCGGGCTCGCCGTTCTCCGGTCGGCCGGTGCCGACGGCGACGAACCCGACACCACAAATCAGGGAATCGACCGTGTTGCGGGCCTGCTCGACGTCGATCGCGTTGTCCCGGTAGACCTCGTCGAGGCCGTACAGGTCGCCGCCGTCGGCCGTCGAGGTCCAGCCGTCCCATTCGATGCGCTCGGCGAGCACGTCCACGACGATCCCGGGGATGCCGATGTGCACGTCCAGGTCCGCGAGGTGGGGCGGGACGGCGATGTCGAGGTTCTGCGCCTTGTGGACGCCCTCGTAGAACCGGTACTTCTTCGCGTTCGCGACGCGTGCGGTGTCGAGCTGGGTCCGCAGCTTGCCGAGCAGCGTCTGCTCGTGCGCGGACAGCTCCGGTGTGGCGGTGGAGGTGAGCGAGGCGAGGTCGACGGTCACGATCAGAACACCGCCTTCCGCTTGGTTTTGCGCTGCGCGCCAACGCCCTTCGCGAGAGCGTCGGTCCGCGCCTTCCATGCCATGACCGCCGCGTAGGCGGCGTCGATCTTGTCCGGCGAGTCCGGGAACTTCTTGAAGATCAGGTAGCCGGTCCGGGTCGAGCGGCGGCGCGCGTTCAGCACGTGGCGAGTGAGGGTGCTTGAACCGTCGTGCGACAGTTCGCCGTTCACAGTCGCGAGCCGGAACCGTTCGACGTACTCGACGATGCGCGAGTCCTTGCCGCGCGGCCAGGCCATGATCGGGTGATCCTGCGAGCCGCGAACGCGGAGCCGTCGGCCGAAGGTGGCCTCCCACTTCGCGATCCACTCTGTCCAGCCGGACGGGTCTGCGTAGAAGCCGACCACGTTGTAGTCCTCGAAGCACCGGCGAACCTCGCGGTCCACCTCGATCGCGTTCGGGGTCCAGTCCTTGTCGTCGGTCGGTCCCTGCTCCCAGACGCGAATCTCGAACAGGTGCCCGTCCTCTACGCGGCAGCCGATCAGCGCGGTGGCGTCGGCCTTGCCCTTGTTGCGGCCGCGGGAGCCGTCGAAGCCGAGGACGATGGTGTCGCCGGTGGCGATCACCTTGGCGGCGTCCGCCGCTGCGGTCCAGGCCGGTTTCGACAGCCACGAGTCCGAGGCGTGCGTGATTTGGTTGAGCAGGTCGGAGCGGATCACCTGCGGGTCGCTCGACGGATCCCAGGCGCGCTGGATAAGCGGTTCCAGCTCCACCCACCCGGGCGGACACGGCGGGGTGTGCAGCAAGCACCCGTCGGGGTGCGCGCTGCTGTCGCCGTACGCGACGCGGAGGCCGTGGGTCAGCGACTCGCGGTCGCTCATGTCGGTGTCGGCCGGCGCTTCGCGGTGATCGAGTAGCAGGCCGGTCGCGAGAGTCTGTCCGGCCGCGATCTTCGCGGCGAACGCGGCGGACTCCTCGGCGACGCTGTTTTCGCCGGGGATGAACGCGTTCGGGCTCTCGATCGTGCGCCCGCCGTTCTTCGCGGCGTTGGTGCGGATCGCCTGCGCGAGACGCGGGCCACCGTTGCCGGGCACCCACTCCTCGGTCTGGTCCAGGGTGGCGAACACGATCGGGGCGCCCTTGGTGCTGCGCGCCGAGGCGGTGATCTGCTCGATGCGCGCTTCGCCGGACCACGGCAGCGAAACGAACGTGTCCATCGGGTCCAGGCCGGGGTAGGCGTCGAGGACCGGCCCCTCGCGCAGCATCTCGAGGAGTGGCTGCCACGTGTTTCGGGTCTGGTCCTCGGTCACCGCGGCGATGTGCACCACCGGGGTGCGCACCGTCGCCCATGGCCGGCCGACGGGCTGACCGTCGGCGTCCCACCCGTCGGGCAGGCAGTCGCCGAGTCCCTCGAAGCACGCGATGGCGGCGAGGAGCGGGCTCTTGCCCCAACCGCGAGGCCGGCCGAGCAGGCCGCGGTCGTGGAGGAACCGGCCGGTGCGCGGGTCGAGCGCGTACCAGCGGAGGATGAAGTCCTCCTGCTCCGGCGTCGGCCGGAACGGCTCGTAGTCGAGCTTCCCGGGCGCCGCGAGGTGCTCGGTCATCCAGTCGATCGCGTACCAGCCGAGGGTCGGCACTTCGCCGGCCTCGGAGGGCTTCCACGGCACGGTGGAGCTACACCGCCTTGAGCGGACCCCGACGGGAACGGCTTCCGCCGCCGGGCGGCGGAGTCTTCCGCTTCTCGTCGGCCTGGTCGGCGGCGGCGTATGTGATCCGCAGACGTGCGCGGTCCTCGCCGGTCGCGCCGAGCTTCGCGACGCGCAGCCGCAGTTCGGGGAGGAGCTTGAGGTCGCCCTCCGCCCACACCCGCGCGTGAAGCAGCGCGGTGTCGAGCAAGAAGTCCCAGTCGGTGGCGGTGAAGTCCGCAGCCATCGGCTCAGCGCCCCACGTCTCCCACCACCGGCGGGTGGCCGGCGGCCAGACGAAGGCCTGCGAGACGATCGCGCCGTCGACCTCGACCTGCACGTCGAACTCCGGCAGCTCCGGCTGCGTGGTCGGTTCGGAGGTGTACACCTTCATCGACACCGCCGAGCCGTTGCGCCGCGCGCGGGAGCCTTCCGGCTTCGGGGCGGGTCCGCGTCCAGCCATCGGAACCACCTCCTCGGCGAGGTGCGCCGAGCGGCGCGTTGTCGGTTGAAAATCTCCAGACCCGTACGTTTGCCGAGCGCCTATGCCACCCGAGGAACTCGACGGAGTCCGAGGGGGTACCCGGGTGGGGTCAGGCGGTGCGGAGTCCGGGGTGCGGCTCGACGGGGTGCCACGCGCTGCGGGCTTGCCGGCGTCGGCCGCGGGCGGCTTCGGCGAGGCTCTTCTCGCGGTGGCACTCGCGGCACGCGGCGCGGCTGTTCTCGTCGGTGTCGGGTCCGTGTTCAGCGAGCGCGATGACGTGGTCGAGCTCGTCGGCGTGACCGGTGCACCGCGCGCCTCTGATCTGGCATCGGTAACCGTCTCGCTTGAAGACGCGGAGCCTGCGGGCGCGATGCTCGGGGGTGGTGGTACGCGTGCTGTTCGGGTAGCGGTACGTCACTGTGCGTCGTGGTCGTACGGGACGTACGTCGTGCGCTTGAACGTGGCCTTCGTCTTGGCCGCGGGCTTGGCCGGCTTCGTGGCGGGCTTCTGCTCGGGCACGGGCAGCGGCTCGGTCAGCTCTGCGTCGTCGGTGGCGTCGGGGGTCTGGTCAGTCACAGAAGTACTCCTCGGGCTCGTCGGTGTCGGGGGCGATCCCGAACCACCGCAGCCCGGTGAAGGCGGGGGCCGGTCGGGCGTCGACTGCCACGGGTTGCGCGTGGGCTGGCCGAAGCGAGGCGATCACGCCACCGCAGTCGCCGAGGTCGGTCAGGTCGAGGTGCACAGCGGCCTCCCCCGGAAACAAGAACCGCGCCCGGCGTGATGCGGGGCGCGGTGATGAGAGGGTGACGGACCTTTTCCGGTCCACGTCGGGCGCTCTAGCGAGCGCAGCTTAGCACACAGGGGGCTCAGTTCGGTAACTGATCGAACAGAACCCGCTGCTTGGTGCGATTCTGGTAGTAGCTGTGGCCAGCGCAACTACGCGCGATCCCGCAAAGTTGCGCGGAGATGGAACCGCGCGGTGAGGTGGTGCGTCCAATCCATGTGGATGAGTTCGCGGAAGACCTGGTCGATGCGGTGGCGCTGCCGGAGTGGGCGGAGCAGTACCTCGCCGCCGAGCGAGAGTGGCACCGGCTGCTTCGAGGAACGGGGGCGGTGACGTGGGAACAAGAGCTGGCGTCGATCCGGAGGTGGCTTGAAGACAGGCCCCGATAGCAGCACCGGGAATCGGACACCGGCGGCGGGTCTGCCGGGGACCGATGTACGGCGTCGATAGGCTGCGGCTTAACCATCATGCCGCCCGGCGAGGACGATGACAGAGGACGTATGACGTGACCGACCTAACTCCGACCGTAAGCGCCGCTGGATCGGTGCCTGAGGGGAAGGTGGCGGACTTCCTCACCGGCAAGCTGGTCAACGACACCCCCGAGGAGTACGTCCGGCAGAACATCGAGAAGGCGCTGGTGCGCCAGTACAAGTTCGCAGCGAAAGACTGCCAGCCCGAGTTTCCGATCAAGGTCGGATCTAGCCGTAAGCGCGTGGACATCGTCGTGTTCGGCGCAGGCCAACCGCACACGCAGCCCAACGGCCACGTTCTCATCGAGACGAAGCGCGCCGACGTGAAACCGACCCACCGAACTGAGGGCGTCGGTCAGCTCCACTCGTACATGGCGGCGTGCCTCAACGCCAAGTACGGCATCTGGACGAACGGCGACGACAAGTTCTGCTACGCGAAGCGATCGAATGGCAAGGGCGGCTGGGAGTTCGAGGAGATCATCGACATCCCCGGATACGGCCAATCCGAGGACGATGTCCAACGCCCCAAGCGCAAAGATCTGAAAGTCGCGACCGCCGACAACCTCCTGTTCGCCTTCCGTCGGTGCCACAACTTCATCGCAGCGCACGAGGGAAAGCAGAAGACCGAGGCGTTCTGGGAACTCCTCAAGCTCATCTTCACGAAGATCGAGGATGAGCGATCTTCTCGTCTGAACTTCTACGTCACCCCCGCCGAGCGGGCCAGCAGCACCGCAGCGTCGGCAGCTAAGAAGCGCATTCAGGGGCTGTTCGAGGAGAAGGTGGTCAGGAAGTACCCGACCATCTTCGAGGAGCGCGACCGCGCGATCGACCTCAAGCCCGCAGTGATCGCGTACGTCGTGAGCCAGCTCCAGAGCTACTCGCTTCTGTACACCCCCGTGGACGTCAAGGGCGTCGCCTACGAGGAGATCGTCGGCTCGAACCTTCGCGGTGACCGCGGCGAGTTCTTCACCCCTCGCAACGCCTGCCGCATGGCGGTCACGATGCTCGATCCCCAGCCAGACCAGCGCATTCTCGATCCGTCGTGCGGCACGGGCGGATTTTTGATTACCGGCATGAACCGCGCGCTCGAACACATCGAGTCAGAGGAGCGCGCACAGTGGGTCGATCCCACGAACGGAACCGACGCCGAGCGCGACGAGCTTCACCGCCGGCGTACCGAGTACCTGTCCCAGTACGTCTTCGGCATCGACTTGAACCCCGCCTTGGTACGCGCGGCCAAGATGAACATGGTCATGAACAACGACGGATCGGGCCAGCTCCGGCAAGCGAACACACTGGAGAATCCGCACAAGTGGGACCGAGCGTTGAGAGACAGCCTCCCCCTGGGCAGCGTCGACGTGATCGTGTCCAATCCTCCTTTCGGAGCGAACATCCCGATCGACGACGAAGAAATCCTGTCCCAGTACGACCTGGCCGCCATGTGGGACCAGGACGAAGACGGCAACTGGTCAATACGGCTCGATGGCAACGGCAACCCGGTTCTCCAGAAGTCGCAGCCGCCCGAGATCCTGTTCATCGAGCGCGCCATCCAACTGCTCAAGCCCGGCACCGGGCGTATGGCGATGGTCATTCCGAACGGGATCCTGAACAACCCCGGGCTCGCCTACGTGCGCCACTGGCTACTGACTCACGCCCAGATCCTCGCCGTCGTAGACATGCACCGAGATCTATTCCAGCCCAAGAACGACACGCAGACCTCGATGGTGCTGATGCGGCGCCTGGACGACGCGGAGGTCGCCAAGGCTCAGAAGACCGGATTGGACTACCCGTTGTTCATGGCGGTCGCGGAGACAGTCGGCCACGACAAGCGCGGCAACCTGATCTACAGGCGCACCGAGGATGGTGACGATGCGCTTATCAGCAGGACCGAGATGGTGACGGACATAGACGAGACGACGGGCAAGGAGGTACTCCGAGAGGTCACCGTTACCGAACGTCAGATCGATGATGAACTCGCGGAGGTTGCAGAGGCGTACCGCGAGTGGCTGAAGGCGCAAAAATGAAAATTGCACCAACACGCGCCATCGCCTTGTCAGAAGCCAACCGGATAGACGCCCGGTTCCACGCCGCGCCTGCCGTTCGCCTGCGCGCGGTGCTCTCAAAGGCGAAGAGGACACCGCTGCGGAGCATCGGAGAATTCGGCGCTGTCCGGGCTCCCAGCAGATTCAAGCGAACGTACGCCGCACCGGGCGAGGCGTTCATTTCCTACCTCCGGCCGTACGACGTGTTCGAGTATCTGCCACCCGAAGCGGACCGGTTGTCGGTGACGCGGACTGAGAACCTTGACACGTACCGCATCAGCTCCGGAGACCTGCTGCAGACGTGCTCCGGCCGCAACCTCGGGCCGTTGACCATAGCCGACGATTACCTAGCCCGCTTCGCGCTGTCACACGACATGGTCCGGATAACCATCGCCGACGAGTCTGATCGTTACTACACGCTCGCGTTTCTCCAATCCGCAGTAGGGCAGCAACTACTGCGGGGCGACCTCAGCGGGTCGGTCATCGACCACATCACCGTCGACCAGGTATCGGCGATACAGGTGCCGTTCATCGCCTCGATCGTCACCAAGGTGGCGGCGCTCATGCGCGACGCCACTCAGACCAGGGAGCAGTCGCGGATCACGCTCCACGGAGCCGTTGAAGCACTGAACAACTCGCTCGACACCGCACGGGACACACCGCTTCGACAGGGGTGGACGACGAGCGCCGCCGCGCTAGGGACACGGCTGGATGCGGCGTACCACTCGACGCACGTCCACACGATCAGGGAGAAGGTTCTCGCCGCGGGGGGTGTCGAGCTCGGTGAGGTCGCCACCATCACCAAGCCGGGAGGTAGGTACAAGACCTACTACGTCGCCCCGGGGCACGGAACCCCGCTCGTATCCGGCAGGCAGCTGCTGCAGGCCGATGTCATCGGTGCGAAGAACATCTCCTCGCGAAGCATCCCAGACGGTGCCGGCTACGAACTGAGCCGCGGCGTCGTCTGCTTCCAGGCGGACGGACGGGCGGAGGAGAGCCTCGGCTATCCGTGCATGGTCACCGCGGAGCGGAGCGGGTGGTACGCCTCCGGCCACGTTGGGCGGGCGACGCCGAAGTCGGAGGACGATTCCGGATGGCTCTGGGCGGCGATGGCCAGCGATGCGGTCCAGGAACAGATCGCCGCCCTTGCATGCGGTTCGGTCGTGGACGCCCTCTACCCAGAAGACTTGGCGTCCGTTGTCCTCCCACCGCGGCACATGGTCGATTCAGCGATGGTCAGTGCAGCGTGGCAGGGGTTCGCTGACGCCGCGGTGAAGGCTACGGAAGCCCGGAAGACCGTCGAGGCTGCACTCGCGAAAGTCGGCGTGATGGTCTAGAACGCCGCACGTGTTCGGCGGAAGCTGTTCCGTCGGGTCGGTGACCCGCTCGGCGCCTAGGCCAGCTAACCAGCGAGATTCGCTAACCTAAACTCTCTCTGGCTACCCGAACAGCCCAAAACAGCCCAACGGAAATTCGTTGGGCTGCTGCGAAACCACCTCTCACCTGCGGATTGGGCTGTTGGGTCGTTTTGGGCTGTTCCGACACCGGCACCCCTCAGCGGGTCGGAAGTCAGGGTTCTAGTTTGTTATAGTTAATTAAATTGAATCCTGAAGAACTAACAATAACCCAACCTCCAGCGGCTGCGGGTGTGCCTACCAGCCCCACGACCCAAACGACCCAAACAGCCCAAAACCCCAGTTCAGGGGTACTTTTGCCAAACAGCCCAAAAGATTCTTTGGGCTGTTCGGGCCGTTCCACCCGCTGAGGAGGCCCCAGACACGAGAAGGCCCCGGCCGGAGTACCAACCGGGGCCTTCCGCGTCGAGGGGGTCACGCTGCGATGGCGAGGCTCTCCAACAGGGTCCAGGAGCCGTCCGCGTTTTTGCGCAGCTCACCGCTGCGCTCCATCTGCTCCGCGGCCTGCGCCGCGTGACGCTTCTGCGCCTTGGACAGCGCCACCGTTTTGTCGCCGACCTTGAACCCGGAGTTCAGGTAGCCAGGCTTCATGGTAAGGCCCGGCGCCTGCGACAGCACCCGGATGATGCCGTGCCGGGAGCGGGCCACACCGCCGTTGGTGACCGTGGCGTCCGCGGCACGGGCGACCGCGTTACCGACACCCTTGAGCTGGTTGGCCTTGATCACCTCGGCCTCGCTCGCCAGCTCCAGCCAAGCCCCGCACATCGCGGCCACGAGGTCCGACCCCTGCATGAACAGCTTCGCGGCCTTCCAGTGCGCCTCCTCGACCTCGTGCTTGCCGTCGAGGACCGCGAACGCGAACGAGACGTGCATCACCACCAGGATCCGGTGGCCGGAGATGATGCCCTCCGCGTCCTGGTCGAACGCCAGCTCCAGATCGGCCGCACGCTCGGCGGCGACGTCCTCACCCGCCGCGATGTCCTCCCAGGCGCACTCGGGCAGCTTGATCCAGAGCGGGGGCGCGTCGTCGAACCCGGTGACGCCGACCCGATCACCGTCCTCGTTGTGCCCGAGGTTGACGATGGGCGGAGCCGCTCCGGCGGCGGTCGCGGCGTCGCGGGCGCTCTGCGGCTGCATGTGCGGGTACGGGGGCTCTCCGACGTGCCCGGTGTGGTACCACGGCTGCCCACTCTGGTCCGCGAGGACAGCGGCCACGCTCTTCCCGTACAGCGGACCGCGATCGACCTTGCGGACCACGCCAGCCATTCCCTTGCCGAAGCGCGCCCCGACCCCGATGCCGTCCAGGGCGGCGAGGGTGCCCATCTTGACCGGCTGCGCGTTGATCAGGATGCCGATCCTCGAGCCGTGCTTCGGCAGCGGTGCGCTGTTCTTCTCGTCCGAGGTCTCCTGCCCGCCGTACCCCGACATGAAGGTCGAGGCGAGCCATCCGGGCATCTTGTTTCCGGGCTGGCTCAGGAACCCGTTGAGCGAATCCATCTCGTCGACGTTGATCAGCAGGCTGGTGGTCTTGATGTACGGCTTGCCGTCCTGCACACCGCGCAGCTTCTTCGACCACGCCTCCGAGGTGCCGGTGCCGGTGGTGACCACCCCGTTCTGGAGCGGGAACGCCGCCTCCGCCGCGGAGTCGGTGCGGCCCTTACCGGCCGACGTGGCGGCGACGTTCACGACGTACCCGTTCACGCCCTGCCCCTCGACCTTGTGCTCGCACAGCCTCGTCGGCGGCGGGAACACAACGTTCGGCGGGACCGACGCCAGGATGCGAGGGATAGCGGCGCCCGCGAGCCCGTGCGGGAAGACCCCGCGGCTCTCCGCGAAGTCGTACAGGCGCTGCAGCCCCGGCGTGCACTTCGCCATCTCCTGTTCGATCGGGATGATCTTTGCCCGCAGCTCGCGGAGGATCCGCCGGCACTCGGCAGCCCTGTCGGTGCCCAGGCCGTCGAGCAGCTCGGCGTCGATCGCGTCGTCCACGGCCGGGGCGGTGTCGGTCGGCGGTTCCTGACCGGGCAGCTCGACGGTCTCGGCGTCGATCGGCTCAGCGGGGTCGGCCGGCTGCGACACCGGCTGCGGAGGCACCTCGGCCCCGATGACCGGTCCGTTCAGGTAGGTCTCCCCGTTGCCCTGCGGCGCGGCCGGCTTCCCGCTGCGCAGTTGTCGCGCGACTGCCCGGCACTGCCCGGCCTGCCGGATCCAGTGCTGCCGGTCGGCGGGCACCACGCGCCACGCGTCAGGCCGGGTCACCGCGACGTGCGGATTGAAAGACGTGACCGTGGGCCGAACGTCCGGGTCGAGCACGTGGGCGGTACCGGTGCACTTCTCCGGGTCGTCGGCGAAGTCCTCGTACCTCTCCGCGGCCTCGTCCATCGTGTCGGCGAAGTCGCGGAACCCGCCGAACCCGACCCGCCACGACCGGCCGAGCGCGACCTCGCCGTCGGTGTCGAGGTGGCGCAGCCGGGCCGCGATCCGCAGGCGATCAGTGGTCTGCGGCAGGTCGTAGTGCGCCCGCGCCGTACCCGACCAGGTCGCGCCGTACCAGCCCCAGCTGCAGCCATCGTGGGCGGTGAGGCCGCGGCCGTCCTTGCTGGTCTGTCCCGCGTAGGCGTACACAGCGCAGCCGCAGCTGTCGGTGCTGTCGGCCGTGAACTTGTGGCCCTCCGCGCAGTCGAACACCCGCTCCCAGGGGATTTCGTCGATCTGCTGCTGCCGCTCGGTGCGCCACTCGCCGTCCGGGTCATACTCGCGCTCGTGCGGCTTGCGCGGCCCGAGCAGGCCGAGCAGCGGCGTCAGCCGGCCGAAGTCGCCCTGCACATTCGGGTCGACGATCCAGGGACCGGCCTTCCGCATGGGGGCGCCGGTGCCTCCCCAGATGCCCTCCGGGTCCGGCATGTACGAGCGTCCGCCGGCCTCGTCGAGACGCGTGGGCGGGACGACGATGTAGCGGCGCCCGCCGAGCATGTCGCCCTTTGCCCCGCACGGGAGCTCGAACGCCCGGCTGTGCAGCGTGTCCGGGTCGTAGCCGTCAGGCGCATACATGAGAAATTGCCCGCCACCGAACTTCGGCGACTCCTCCACCTGCGAGTTGGCGGTGATCACGGTGCGCACCAGACCGGCACTGCGGAACAGGTCGGTGGCGGCGGCGTTGTCGGCGTCAGCGCCGACCCAGCCGCTCTTGCCCAGGTTCACGCCGATCCCGCCGCCCTGCATCAACCAGGTGACAATGTCGTCGCGGGTCATCGCCCGGGCGTCGGGCCAGCCGGGGTTCAACGGCTTCTTCGAGCCGTCCTTGCGCAGCGGCAGGACGTGCGCCCCGAGGGCGATCCAGAAATCTGCCCACGCCTCGGCGGCGGGGCGGTCGAGCGCGTAGCGGTGCGCGTCGGAGTTGTTTGCCATACTGGTGGTGTCCTTCCGAGGGACTGAGGGGCGAACGCCGGAGCACCTGGTGCTCCGGCTTCGCTGTTTCCGAGGGTGTTTCGAGTCAGTCGCCGAGGTTCACGATGCGCGGAGGGCTGCCCACGAAGCCGGTGTTCATCACGTTGTAGTCGTAGTCGACCCCGTGGCGGTTGCGGACGGTGCCGATCACCGGCGCCGCGCCGATGCGCCTGAACCCGCGCGGGAGGTCGGGCTCCTCATCGACCCGGAGGCGGCTCGGCGGCAACAGCACGAACCGATTCCCGTGCAGCAACCCGTCCCGGTCCACGCCCGGGGTATCGGCCTGCCAGTAGTGCGCCCCGCCGTTGGGGGTCCGCACGTCAGCGTCGGCGAACGGTCGCGCACCCAGGAACTCAGCGTTCGCCACGGTGGTCGCGTCCACGTCGTAGACCATCAGCCCGCTCTTGCCGAGGTGCATCGCGATGTTGCCTTCGGCGCGCAGGTGCTCGATCGCCTCGCGCACGGTGAGGTTGGGATCGGTGGTCCAGGTGCGGCTCACCGGCACCTTGCTGAACGGGCGGACCTTCACGAGGTGCAGGCCCTGCTCAAAGTAGCTGGCGACACAGGCCAGCATCTCGGCCTCGGCGGCGTCGCGCTTGGTGGCGGTCTCGTAGTGCTTCACGGTCGTGTTCACTGTGATTCCCTTCGGTGTTGGAGCTTGGGCTAGTTGGCGGTCTCGGCCCACGCCGAGCTCATGAAGGCCAGCCGTCCCTTGCCCTCGGCGAGGTCGGAGACCTCGATGACCTCGACCGGGCTGACGTGCACCCGGTCCGCCAGCTGGTAGTCCACGGCGCTCAGGATCAGCCGCTCGTAGCCGGAGCCGCGCTCGGTCCGGTGCACGGTGCCGCCCTGCTGCTTCCACAGCTCGGCGATGGCGCCCGCCAGCCTGGTCTTACCGCACCCGGACGGTCCGGTGACGGTCACGGTGACCGGCTCCCAACCGGTGGCCGGCACCATCCAGCTGCCGCCGACCTTGACCCCCGCCATGCTCCCGCGCTCGATCCGCTTCCTGATCGCCTGCACGCTGACGCCCTCGCGGGCAGCAGCCTCGGTGGTGGTGATGTAGCCGTCCATGTGGTTCCCCTTCGGTGTTGTGTCGTATCGCCTCCATGTATCGCAGGCGTACGTTTGCTGTGCCTCCGAACGTACACACGCCGACCGACGGCAGCAACGTTAAACCCGCTGGCAGAGGCCATTTTTCGCGTGTCACGTCCCCCGCTCAGAGGGTTAGCTGTGTCAAGTGAACCGGCACGACACGCCGAAACAGCTCGCATACCCGCAGGTCAAAAACTTCACTACACATCCCGTTGCGGGACAACGTTTCTCGGAAACAGAGAAGGAACCGGCACGATATTGCCGGTCCGTTCATCCCAGCATGTGAGACGCATCCGCCCGCGAGTCCCAGAACCGACCCCGGACACGACAGAACCCCGCCACCGAGACGGTGACGGGGTTCGTGCGCGTGCGCCGGTAGGCGCTAGGCCTCGGGGGCCATCACCGCCTCCCAAAACCAGGCGGCGGTAACGATCTCCGGCCAGTCCTCCTCCAGGTCCTGCAGGAGGAGGAACAGCTCGGGACCGATCCGCTCGGCGTTTTCCCGCAGGTGAAGAAGGGTCCAGTACGGGTCATCCTTCCCCTTCTCCACCGCGGTGATCATGCGCTCCAGCGCGGGTCCGGACCGGTCACCGAGCGGCTCGGCGTCGTTCCGAGCGCAGGCCCACCAGCCGGCGAGCTGGCGCACGGCGGAGCGGCTCTCGTGGTCGCTCCACCACGGGTGCGCGTCGACCCAGTCGTTGGTGGCGAGGTGCAGGCCAGCGTTCACCAGCGCACCCCCTCGATCACGGCGGAGCCGGTGAGCCCGTAGACCCCCGCGAGCGCGAGCAGCTCATGCACGCGGCAGGGGCGGGTTCCGCCCTCGATCCGACTGATCACGCTGCGGTCGATCGTGGTCTCGATGGCGGCGTCGCGCACGGTGACACCGGCGGTGGTGCGCGCCTCGGCGAGGCGCCGGCCGACCTCCTGGTCGATCGTCTGACTATGGCTGATGTACACGGTGGTTCCCTCCCGTAGCGTTTGCTAGCCTGTCTCTATGGTAGCACACTCAATCCGAAATATACTGGTGGAGCTTGCGATACGGATTGCGCGGAACTGTCGACGGTGGTTGCTACGCTGACGGTGTCGGTCCTCCACATCGCCGACTATGGGACGGAGTGGTTCCCTTCCCCGCGCCAGAGCCTCTGAGTGCCGGCGCAAGAAACCCCCGGGCACACTGCCCGGGGGTTTCGCCATGTTCGGACCCGGCTACGCGGCGACCAGCTCGGCGGGGCGGTTCGCCTGCGCCTCGACGGCCTTCTTAATGAGCCCCACCGTGGTGGTGTGGAGACCGGTCGCCCGTGACGCCGCCCGTCCACTCTCACCCGCCGCGAGCATCGCGATCACCGCCACGATGTCCTCGACGGACGCCTTCACCACGTTCTCGGCCGCGATCTGCTCGGCGAGCGCCTGGACGTCGCTGTCCACCGGGACGGTCGGAGCGGGCGGGGTGACCGGCGTAGCGGTCGGCGTGACGGTCGGAGCGGCGGGGGCAGCGTCAACGGTGATCGGCTCGGCGACCACCGGCTGCTCGTCGACGTCCACCGGCGAGCACACGTTCTCAGCTGCGGGAACGGTCACAGCGTCCGGGGTGCTCGCCGCTTCGGCGATCACGGTGTCGATCGCCTCGGGGGCCTCGGAGTCCACCGTCTCCGCCTTGTCGGCCGGAGTGTCCAGCACCAGTGCTGCGGTGAGCAGCGCGGCGAACAGATCCAGCACGACCGGGCTCGCGATGGCGATGGGCAGCGGGTACCCCTCGGCCAGGGTCAGGCCGTAGATCCCGTGGAAGCTGATACCGAAGGACACGGTCGCGATGGCCATCACCAGGCCCGCGAGAATCCAGCGCAGCCGCCCGCCCACGCCGGCCAGCATCCCCGCAGCGTGCACCGCGAGCGGCAGAACAATCGGGAACGCCGCAGCCTTGCCGAGGGTGAACTCGCGGTCCACGGCTCCGTTGTAGGTCATGTCGGCGTACTGCACGTTGCACGCCACCGATCCAGCGGTCACCAGCACGAGCAGAGCGAGCAGGTACCAGCGCGTGTTCCGGTCCAGATGGATCTGCAT